ATTGTTCTTGCAGTTTGCTTATTTATTTTTACTGGGGCTTACATCATTCAAACTATAAGTAGAAATGATACCCTAGGAGATTTAAAAACGCAGCTAAATGACGTTCAAAAGACAATAGATTCTTGCCATGTTAGTAGTAGCTAGTGGCTGAAGGCGATATCAGACCCATTCCAGATCCTACGGATCTAACTACTGAACAACTTAAAACGTCAATCAAGTCAGCCTTCGACAATTTAACGACTCGACTTGATGGTATGGACGCTTTAACATTAGAGCGGTTTGCTGGAATTAAACAAGAACTAGTTGTTATTGAGCGACAACGCTTGGAACAGAAAACCGATACTGCTATATCTGTGGTGGCTGCTCTTACATCTGCCAAAGAACTTGTGGCACAACAAACGCAGGCATCTGAAAGAGCCATTAATACGGCTAATACAGCTACGGCGGAACAACTTAAGCAATTAAGTGTCACTCGAAATAGTGAAAATACAGCTCTTAGAACAAGTCTAAGCGATCTGAAAGAGCGTGTAGATCGCATAGAGGCATCAGGCGCCGGCGCTGCGGCCGCAATGGGGCGGCTATATGCAGCGGCCGGATTTATACTGGTGTTATTATCTATTGCAGCTATAGCCTTTGGGCTCCAAAAATAACCGAACAGAAAGAGATATTTGAATGGCTAAGTACAGTAAGTTCATTGCAGCCGCTAGCGGATTTATTGGCGTTCTAGTTGCTAATGGTTTCCTTAGTGCATCTGACGCTAACCTAGCTAACGCCGTTATCGCTGCTGTTGCAGCCGTTGCTGTGTTTGTGGTTAAGAACACGCCTAAAACTGCCTAAGCTAAAACGTAAAAAAGCCCCACAGGTCGGATTAGCAACCTGTGGGGCTCTTTTATTTCTTAGCGTAGCACAGCTAACTTTTCTGTTAGCTTATCGCTCTTGATCTTGTCAAGATAAACTAGTAGATGCCTAGTAGCATCCATAGCGTGTCTAAGATTCTTAGTGTATAAGCCTAGGAGTTTGAGTTTATCGTTGTCCCAAGGCTTCATTACTGCGGGCTTTTGCATAATTAATGGGCAACCACTATATTGCGTGTAGAGTTCAATAACACCAATATAGTTCCTTGAAATTAATTGCACATTCTGTAGGTGTGGGCGATAGTCGAATTGCTCGCAGACAATAAGCTCAGGCTCGTTGTCATTTAACCAACGATATAGTAGCTTATGGTGATCGGGCGCTTCAAATTGGCCACAGGCATAGCTATTCTCAAGCGGCAAAGCCGTATCATAGCGACACCAGCCTGTGGTACCTCCCGGGTCAAAAGCTGCGATACGTGCCATACTAATTTGCTACCGCTGCATAAAATACCACAACTACAAAGGCTACAACGAACCAAAATAATATCATAGGCCACGTCCAAGCAAGAAGCCGAATAGGAATGCGATTAAAACAATAAGCCAGAAACCCACGATCTACCAGCCTTCCGGCTTTGGACCCATAATTGGGATGTACTTAAGGAATGTCGTAGGCATTGGCGTGGCATCAGGCGAGCTTAAGAAGGGTGACAAAGCATTTAACCAAACTAAGCCCTTCTGGTGATCTGGCCCAACAACCCAGTTCATATAGCTGTAGTCACCTTGTACTAAGAAGGTTGGGCGAGGCGTAGGGCCATCCTGGGCAACATGAAAGTGACTAGGAATCTGCATGGGTTCATCCTTCTTAGGGGTTAGAATTAACTTGTTGATTAAGGGCATGAATTCGCGGTCAAACTGAATCTTACGATCTGGGCCTGGGCAAGACTTAGCAACAGGTGTCCACTGACTTGGTGCCCCCCACATAGTATGAAAGCCTAAGCCAGAACCATCCCACTTTTCGCAACGCTTAAGTGGCACGGCATGTAATTTATGCGCCCAAATAGCAATTGCAGCCATTGAGTTCAATTGCTGTGGAGTCCACAGGCCGGCGGCTAATCCTGCTGTCTCAACGGAGATCGCAAAAGGATTAGCATGATAATTAGCATCAGCCCGTAAGTGTGTGTCTACAACCTGCGTAATTGCGCCGTCGAAGTCAATAAAGAAGTGCCACTCTAACCCATCGTGTGGTTGTGGAATTCCTTTAGTGGCATCTACGTGGAAGATAACCACACGAGGCGTGATAGCGCCTCCGGGTGTCCCTGCCGGTTTATATTCAATGCTTGTGGGCAAACTAATGCCCAACCCATTGAGGTCTGAAACCTTCATAATTGCCATTTAGTGACCCTTGTCTTTGGTGAGCTTCTTACCACAAGAACTACAGATTGCCTTACCTGTGGACGCAATAATATAAAGGTTGCCGATCTTAGTGTTGGTTTTATCACCGTCAATAAAGCTAACCTCCTCATCTTGATTGAGCTCACGCCCAAGATGCTTTTGCATAACTAGCCGATGCTTGGTCTCCCATCGATGGGGATTGTCGGAAACCTTAACAAGAATATAGCCCTTTCGACTTACCGTCTCCGTACCGACGGGCTTTGACGGCCTGCCGGGTTTCTTGGACAGGTGAGTAATTAGATCCATTCTCTGACGACCTCTCGGCTCCTACGTATCATAGAGCCTGTTCGGTGGATTGCTTGTACTGGTCAGACAACCGGTCCTGGCGACGTCGCCGGGCCTGCCGTTCCTTGAAAGCGTGTCGGACAGCTTGTGCTTGCATTAACGATGCCTCAGCATGACCACGGTGGAGTTGATCCCAAAGTTCAATATAATGGTTTGCACTAGTTTGGCTTATAGTGGAAACTCGTAAGGTTTCACCACAAGAACATGCGATTTTTACTTTTTCAGTATAGTTTGGAAATGCTGCCACACTAAACCTCACCTATCTGCAACTCGCACATAGTTTTTTCTCTCAATAATAGCCCTACGAGCATTAGCTGCCTGTGGGAAAGTAGTTTCTTCATGCCCACTATGTAACGTATCCCAAGCATCTAGCATAACATCTATATTAGATGGGTGCAGACTAATAAAGGTTATTGAATCACCACAGTCGCACGCAAGTTTAACGCTGCTAGACCTAAATTTTCCAGCTTTCAATCTTACCTCCAAACTTTAGGCGATATTCCTTATCATCGTAAGTATTAGTAAGTATATTAAATTTCAATACTAAGGTATCTCCTAATAGGCCCCATTTCCAAATATTAGAATCCGTAGTTTTAATGCCTAAAATATGCTGTGGTTGGGCCTCAGGCATATAAAGTCCGTGGCATAAAATGACTTCGTTTGGAGCTTTATGGAATTTTGTTGGGTCAAAGTGTGTCATTTTAGCGGTTGATCTTTCGTGCCTGCCTAGCTCGCTTAGTGGCTGCACGATTAGCAACACGCTTAACAAGTAGCGACTGCTTGGTGCTAGTCCAAAACACAAATTCCTTTCTGTTAGGATCGTATTCCTTGAAGCCCTTTCTATGCTTCTTACGCATAGCAGCACGCTTACTGCCTGACGTGCTCTTACGCATTTCTACATGGCCAGTAACGGGCTCCTCGTCCGGTACAGTTTCAGCCCATGCTTTAGCGTCTTCAATTGGATTGCTAGGCCCTGTGGGGAACCCGGTAAGCTCATCCATTAGCTAAACCTTTCATAATTAACTGCGCCACAGTTAGGGCAGCGTGACTCTTTCTCACCTGTCCGATAGGTGAATCCGCAATTAGTGCACTTAACCTTTGGCTTCTTCGGCTCTTGGGCCATTACTACCTCCGTATTTTAGGGTGTCCTTCATTTCAACTAGCGTACGCATATTGTATTCGCGTTTGTGCTTATTAGCAATTTGTTCTGCCTTAAGCATAAGCTCGAGTTTCTCCCGCTTATTAGCTGGATCAAACTCATCGACTAACTCACCTACAAAACTCCAAAAACGCTCGTCAAAGATTACATAAGTCATGGTGGTGAGCCCTCATCCCAACAGCCTGTATAGGCTTCATAATGTTCACCTAGCAACGCTCTAGCAATTTGATCTAATGCCCATTGCTTATGGTGGGCACCATCATACTGGCCTTGCCAAGCAAAATTTAATGCTTCAACAATTCGGTCTCTAAGTATTACCGGACTTATATTTTCCAAATGCGCCCTAAGCATATCATCGCTCATCAACTCTGGCTCGTCGTCTGTCATTATACCTCGGCCCATGATTTGTCACTCGACTTAATGTCGACGGCGAACGGAACATAATCAGAAAAGTGGCTACCCGATTCCATCATCATATCAATCATCAATCTTGAGACTTTTTCAACGTCGGCTTGCTTACACTCCACCATAATAGAATCGTGAACGAACAGCCGTATTGCAGCCCCAGCAGGTAAGGCCAGCCGTAATCCCATGCCGGCCGCAAGACAGATGTCACTACTAATAGACTGAGGCATAAAAGCCAAAGCTTCTTTTTCGATGTCGTGTTTGTTGTCATTGGTAATTAACTGGAATCTTCTATGTCGGCCAAAGGGTGTTACCAAATCCTGGTTAAGATCAATAACCTTGTGCTTAATACTCTTTTGCCACTTAACTAAGTTAGGCACCAACTTCATATACTTAAGCTGGAATGCCTTACCCTGCACAACCGTGAATGCATCTCCTACAACGCCCATCTTACGAGCGTCTTCGTTAACCTGATCAGTTAGCGTGCCAGGACCCATACCATAGTTGGAACCGTGAATGATTCGCTTCACAATCTGCCTGTGGGCCTTTGTCCAGTTTGGCCCAAAGATTTGTTCTGCGAATTCACCGAATACGTCCCTATGCTGATCGTTAAAGATTTCTGCCAAAAATCCTTCTTTAGCCAAGCATGCGACTGTTCGGTACTCAATCTGAGAAAAATCTGCCTGAACGAAGGCGTTTCCTTGCTCAGGGACAAACATACGCTTGATATTTGGTCCTCTGGGAATGTTTTGGAGATTAGGATTGCGGCTTGATAACCTGCCACTAGTCGTACCGTGTAGGTTGTAAGTTGTATGGATTCGTCCCTGAAAGAGTCTTTTTTGAATTCCTTTGATATACGTCCCATATTGCTTTTGCTCCTTGCGATACTCTAGCAGTAATCTACAAAAGACTCCAACCTCCTCCATATACTTATGCTTATTATCTACTAATTTCTGCAACTGCTCCGCATCGGTAGTAGTAACATTTACATTAAAGTTACGTAATGCTGCGGTGACCTGCATGGGGCTACGTGGGTTGAAATCGCCACCAACATAGCGTTGTAATTCTAGCTCTAAGCTGTCTAGTAATTCAACGTACTCATTCCCAAGCTTGGTTAATGCGTCCGTATCAACCTTAATACCCTCACGCTCAACGTGCATAAGCATGGTTGATGCGTCAAGTAAGAAATCTAATAGCTTCCGTAGATCCGGTTGAGCGTTGATCTCAGCTAATTGAATTTCTTCTATGGCTCGGGTGTTAGAGCAATCGTAGGCATTGTAGTGAAAAAGCGTATCTGAATCAGTAGATCCAAAACTACCACTTCGACCACCACTATTGGATTTAACCATATGCTTATACCGCTCGGCGCCCAAGAGTTCAGTAGACAGATACTCCAAACCATGAACGCCAGCACGTTCATCGAGTACATAGGATGCCAACATTGTATCGTTATACAACTGTGCAGTGTCACTGATATGTGCCATTCCAGACAAGTCGAACTTGCCATTGTGACAAGTAATCTTCTTTGTCTCTAAGAGAGACTTAAGTTCTGCCTGAACCTGTGGATCACTACATGCAGGCTGCCCAATTACAGCCACCTTATGCTTATCATAGCTAATACCAATGCATAAGATTGGGTAGTGCATTGCTTGAACAAAATCGGCATCTTTGTCATAGTCAGTTTCAATATCTATGACTAGATGATCGTACTTAGCTCCGATTTGCTTAAGTGCAGAAATAGCTAAGTTAGGTGTGGTGAATGCTCGCCATGCCGGCTCCTGCCAAATAGCAGTTTTGGTTACATTCACCAGCTTGGCGACGTCGTTAGCCAGGTGGGGGAAGCTGTCCGGTGCCCTAAGGCACGCCGCTGGGTGCAACGTAGGCACCACAGAGACGCCAGGGTATTGCTCAGCTTGCTTAGGCGGGCCAGCACGAAACTGAGTGATTTTTACTTTTTCTTGAAAGACGGATGATGCCGCCGTGCCTCCGAGAGCAAGAATACGTTTGGGTTCCCTACTTGAGATTTCTTGGTGTAAACGCTTTGAACATGCTTTGATAGCGAGTTTGCTAGGCACCCCGTTATCTTTAGGTCTACATAATACCACATTCGTAAGAAATGCTTCTTCACGGTTTAAGTTGTTTCCTTCTAGGACTGCATTGAGTAGTTGGCCGGACATACCAACAAATGGCTTACCACTCTTAATCTCATTAAATCCAGGTGCCTCACCAATAATAACTAAGTCAGCTTGTTCTGGGCCATAGCTAGGCACAAAGGCATGTTCTCTACCGTTATAAGGGCAATTCTCACAGTCTGCTAAAGGATGTTTATTTACCACCAATTAACTCCAATACGTCATGGTAGCTAATGGTACAAAGTTCTAATAGTAAACCAATATAATATTGATTTGTTGCGGTTGCTACGGCTACCTCAAACGGCGCAACTATGGCTCTATAAGCATACCTAAGAGGAAACCGATCTAAATTATCAATATAAATTGTGCCATTAAAACCTAGTAATCCGTGCTCGAAGGCGCCTGCTGTATAAACTCGCACACCGCGCTCTTGTGGAACTTTAGCTTTTAAAAATGCTGCGTCCAGTGTAGTAGCGCCTACCACAGCTATTGATTGCCGCAAAGAAGATAAATGGCGTTCATTGTAAACTAGATTTACAATGGCTGTAGTCTTACCTTGCTGACGCCCCAAACATATATAGTTTTTAATCATTTTTCCGGGTCCTCATAGAATGTAATTCGCTCCTGGCGGCCCTGTCCTACCCTTTCGATATAGAACCTCTGGTGTAAAGTATCAATAACGTCATCTGCCGCACGCTTGGTTAAACCAAACTGACGCATAATTTCGCCTCGCAGCATACCTGCCGGACCTGCCTTCTTAAGTGCTGATACAATCAATTCTAGCTGAGTTTCGTATGCATTCTTACCAATATTGGCCAGAACCTCTAACAAGTAATTACGCCAAATATCTACATAGAAGAAGGCATGCAGCATATCAAGTTCTGTGACCTCAATCTCATCGCTAACCATTCTAGATGCCGCAATTAATAGGGCAGCCTTTAATCCTGATTGGCAAAGCCGACTAACACATGGAAGCATAATTTCGCTATTGGCGTGATTCTGTGCAAACATTAACATCTCAGCTTCATAGCGATTATATTCACGCCATGCGTTCGGCGTCATAGTGGCACTCCAAGATTTCTTGGTTGCTCCCACAGGCACGCCGTCTACAACTATACTAACCATCGTATTCGAGTATCTTTTATGCATCTCTCTAAGCCGATTAAGTAGCGTATTCCTAACTGTTAGATCCTGCTCTGTAGGAGGTCCAATAGGCTTAACTTTAGTTACGTCTGCATCGGCAGTAATAAAGACAAACCGAGGAATAAAGCCGCTAGTGACTTGATCGTAGTTCAACAGCTTATAGACTTTACTCTTAATACCGCCAGAGAAGATAATGAATACTGGGTTTCTTACAGTGACTGAGCGCTTAGACAAGACACGCTTCATTAACTTGCCGTCATACAGCTTAGTTAATGATTCGATCATACCTGATAGATAGTCTTTCTTAGCCACTGAATCTAAGAATCCTGTTAGCTCATCCTTAAGAAAGACTGAAGCCTTACCAGGTCTAATCGACATTTCATCGAAAATGCCCTCAATGGTCCCATCGGTGCCTAAAATAGCTTCTGGCTCTAGCTCTTGCAGCATATCCATAGCCATGTCCATTGAGGTTGTTTTTCTTGTCAATGTTGTATCGGCAAGAATCATAAACCACAGGTTAGGCTGAACCGTTCCATGTGAGGCTGGAAGCTTAACGTCAGAAGCCATAATGGCTGACAATATCGTAAAGGCACCCGCTTGGTGGTATTGTGGTGGTGCATCTACTACGCTAGCTGCCCACGTAATATAGTCTTCAATAATAGTATTATCAGATTCTACTGAAGCCCTCTCAAAATCAGTCAGTAGTGGCTTAACTTCGGAATTATTAATACTAATTCCTAAGCGCTGCTCTGCGTCAGATTCGTACTTACGCTTAGCTCTAGCTATATCTTGCCAAAGAGCTTCAGGACCTCGATTATCCCTAGCGTACTTATTGCACTTTGCAGTTAAGCAAACACTAAAAACTTCTTCGGGAGTTAACCCATTTTCAAACAGGATGAGTTGCAGATTCCACAGGGCTGTGGACCAGTCGCCCTCTTTAGGCACATTGTTTAAGAGGATGTACGACATAGGCGTCAACGTGTGCCTGTGGCGCATTAGCACGTCATCGCTGGATTCTGGATGCAGCGGTATCTCACCAAGCGTTATTGCTACTTCCCGAGCTACATCCGGGTAAACATCAAAATCGCTCACAGAGAACGTATTGGCTGCAACACCAATTACTTCAACCATGGGTGCCGTTTGTTGGTTACCATATTTGAAGTTAGTGGTGTACGGAATACGCAGTAGCTGACTTAGATCCCAACCAGACTTATCTGCCCCAGATGGTAAATGAAAGTAAGCAATACGCTTAGCGATATGCTCAGCCTCTAGGGGCGGAATCGCATCTGCCAAACGCCATAGCGCCTGATAACGATCAGGCGAAGACTGAATGGTCAAAGATGGTGGAACCAATAAGTGATCTGGATTGCAGTAATCCAAGTCTGCCCAAATAGTTGGGCACGCAATCACATTCTCTTTAATTCGCTTAGGCGCACCTAAGATATGTGGGCAATACCACATATGATTACTATGCTTATGCAGTGCAATATAAGCACATAATCTATCGGCCTGCCTAGGCCAATCAAAAAACTGTTGCTGCAAACTTATGCTAGGTGTATTGAATTTCCTACGTGCTACGCAAACTATACCCTCTATATCACCATAAATTGCATCAAAGAATTGTCTGATTTGCGTAGCTTGAGTTGTTGTCACCCTTCAAATTTATCCTGTCGAAATAATAGCTATAGCCCGAGGCGAGTAAACAAGCGGGAAAGGGGCAAAACCGCTCATACTTCTAGCCTCGGGCCATAGCGACCTGTGGGAACTATTTAGTTAGTGTGCCGATTTAATTACTCAGCTTCGTACTCATCTGCCGGATAGCAAACCGAAACCTGATTGCTATCGGAGTAACCAGAATCCTTCTTGGCCTTCTGGTAAGTAACCTTAGCGACCAACGACTTGCCAACTAAACCTTCGGTTCCAGTCTCGTCATCGTCGTAAAGGTCGAAATCAATTTCGCCTTCAACGTCATAGCCGAGAGCATGAAGAAGATTCTTCAGGAAAGGCAGTCGCTTGTCATTGGTCCAAGAATAGTAGCCAAAAATGCTGCGCCCGTCGTACTCGCCACCATCAACGTTGAAAGTAATCTTCAACTGCTGCTGACCAGGCTCGCTCTTAACATCAACCATCTCAGCCTCAAAGATGGTCAGCTTATAATCGTCGGCAGGAATAGGCTCAAAACCCTGTGCTTCCTTAATGCCTGCAAGATTAACTGAAATACCCATGTTTTGTTTTTAGTCCTTTGCGTTATTTTTAGGTGTTTGTTATTAGTGTGTACAACTCAGCCATAGTTGGATCCATAATCGTTTCGGGCAGTAGCCCGTCCCGATCTTTAGCCATAACTGTAGCTGTAGCCTTCGTTCGGATAACTCTATTACTAGTTCGCACCTTAGTTGCAGGCTTATTGCCCGTGCCAGGCTTTTCGGTAACTGTTTCCTTCATTGAATAGTAGAAAACGAAATCGAACATGCTTGGCACTTGCTTTCGCACCTTACCAGGAAAGTCTGGCTCAGTACGAAATGCCCCGGTACGCTTATTCTGAATGTCATCTCCGTGAGCAGTGACAATCACATTACACCCTAACCGCTTTAGTTCCTTAATGACTGTACGCATTCGTACGAGCATGATGCCGTACTCACGCATACTAGGAACTTCTGGGTCTTCCATCTTAGGGTTATGGTCTACAACCTCAGCCATTAGCTTACTCATGCCAAGATTGTAAATCTCACCTCCTGTGTCCATGACTACTGTCTTATAGGGATTATTATTGCTAAGGTCATCAACGACCCGTCGCATTTGGTCCCAACCGAAAGACTTAATAGCCTGAACTTTGGAGTCACCCTTATATGCAGTATTCCTAACGTCGTCTAAATAGACGCCCTTAACGTCGGGATACTTGCGTCTAAGGCTTAGCACACCACCCTGTGCCGTGTCAAGGAAAAGGACAGGCGACATCTCGGGCACGCCGGCCGATGAACCAGCTAGAAAGGTCTTTCCAATACCACTATCTCCGAAAATAAGCATTGAGACTCTCTCAATACTCTTATCTACGGATTCCACAGGCAGGCCACCAAGTAGTTCCTTAACATTGGCCTTAGTAATTGTAGGCTTAGGTGTTGGTGTATTAACTATCTTGCTATCAACTACAGGCTTACTTAGTAAACCACTAAGGTCGGGCTGTTCAGCCATCTGGGTGGCTATCGTTAAATTCGTCTTCCTCAGGATCTAACTCCGGACTAAATAACCTCTTACTTAACCTATTAGCTCTAGCCTTATGTATCACATCATCGAACATAGCCTGTTCCGCTGTTTCCGATAAACGCTTAGGCTGTTCATAATCTTGCATAGAAAGTAATGCTCTAATGTCTTGTAGCGCCACGCTAGGGGCATTGTAATGATGCATTTCCCAACGCTTAGTTATAGCGCCGATCGCAGCTAAGATTGCTTCGTCAGTCATCTTCAATCTCCTTCAGTTAGGGCCATGCAGCAAGTACAACCAACCCCGCCACACCGACGCAGGCATGTCAATGAACGATCCCCAGATAGCTTTGGATAATGATGTCTGCTCATCCGTCATTATCTTCAACCAATCCTTCTGGCTCGCCAATAATCCAGCCCAAATCTTCTAGAACAACTTTAAGGTCATCGTAGAATTGAAAAAGTGAAATATGCCCTTCTTCATATCTTTCAGTTAATGTGCGAATTGCCACAAAATGACTAATCACGTTTGTGAAAGTATCCTTCCAAATAGAAATTAGAATCTTCCCCATTTAGCTTGTTCAAACATGCAGGTCTAAACTCACAGCTATAGCAGTTTGTGGCTTTATAGCCCGGATTGATATAGATACTTGGATTGTTGAGCATATCGATTGCTTCCATAGCAATTTGCTTGGTTAGCAAATCTAATTGGCGCTGACTCCTAGGCACATTAGTACGTCGGATAAACGTACCCGGATTCAAACTAAGCCACTGCAAGAATTCTTCATAGTCGGCAGGGTTTAGATTTCGTTCCTCAAGCGCCTTAAGGTACAACTCCTTACTCGTATTTTGGCTCTTGTTCTTCGACAGGCCAATCTTAACAGTACCATTCTTGAGCTCCCGGTGCAACTCCTGCGGGGGCTGTGGGAAGGACTTATGCATTTCCGTATAGTAGATACCCTTTACAGGGTACCCTAATTGGTTAAGTGCCCAAGCGTAGCTACTAAGCTGCTCATCAAAATCAAGAAAGCCTAGATCGTCTTTGAACGTTGCAGCGGTCTTGCCATCGTCAATATAGAAGTTACCTTGAGCATCCTTAAACACATTGTCGATGCGGCCACCAAACATAACAGGTTCATAGTCTGTGTATAAGCCCGGCATTCGATAATGCAGAATACCTGAACCACTAGTTTGTAAGCTACCTTTCAGATAAGTTACATGGTCGTAAACTTTATCTTCCGACAGCTTAACTTTAAACATATGCGGCAACAGGTAATTACGCCCGAACCAATCCGTGTTAATTACGATGGGAATATTAAATTCCATTTCGCATGCCACCGGGGTTAGGTGGGCATCGTTAATCTCGGACCACTTAGCGAATTCCTTAAGCATCTCAATGCCTAAGACCTTCTGTGTAGTCCAAGAATCCATGATGCCTGTGCGTTCGTAGTAGTCCACAAACGTCAACCAGGATTCCACAAAGGCTGCCTGAGCACGCTCTAGCTTCAGAGGTTCGTGCCAGCCTGTGGGGTCATACCACGCCTCCCGGCCAGCATGAATTGCTGTCCCGAAATTATAGTATTCAGGAACTTCGTCAGCTTCCCAATTCTGTCGCATCTTGGATCCAAAGTCCCAAGCTTGACGACACTTCTTGAAAGCTAATCTATCATGAGTTCGGATTAAGATAGTCATTCCCTATCCAACATGACTTGATTTACAAACCAATGCAATCCATCGTGTATATGTTCTACGTGCTGTTCATGTGTTGCACTAAACTTAATTGGGTTGTTGTACCAATTGTAAACGATAGGATAAGCCCTAACAAATAGATAATCTCTTGTTTCTTCATCTGCAATGTTAGTGCGAATCTCTAGTAAATCGTATTGCAATACATCAAAATCTACGGTTGCAACAATCCACAGATAGCAGTAATCGTAATTACCATCAAGCAGACTACGCCAAAGGTTATAACCTTCTGCGCCCTGGCTAGCGATGGTTAATTTTGCATCGTGGAAGTAGTGTGCAATATCTTGCCCATTTGGCAAGTCAGAAAATGGTGGATCAAGCATTGTGGTCAATTATCATATCCTCATAGTCGCATGCTGAACAAGTGTGAAGATGCACTTCGTGACCATCGCTATAATAACAAGTTAGGTCATCGTCACCACATGCCGGGCAAATCATAGTTTGCTCGGTTTCAATACAGTAACCATCTGCGACGTTTGCTTCAACCATTAATCAACCGCCCTATGTTCTGTGGCATTAACAGATTCATTAAGACCTTTAAGATAACCATGCCCATAGCCTAAGTCATAAGCATCTTGCAGCGCCTGTGGGACCCATGCCCAATCACGTCGAAAGGATTGATCCTCAGGCTCGCCGCCATCCTCACCAAGAATTTCGACAGGCTTACCATCTTCGCAACGCACAAGTGCTCGAAGCCAATAATCTTCTTCGTAGTAGTTAGGACCCATATCGTCTACATATTCTTGGCCATGAACAGCCAAGTCGGCTTCTTTAGGTGACAATAGCTTATAAGTAATATCCAATTTAAATCCTTTCATTAGAACGCAAAGAGCCCCTACTAGAAAGTAGGGGCTCTTTGGCAGTATAAGCGTACGTTCTGGTAGCTAAGTCCTTTAGGCCAACTCAGCTTCAGTATCCTCAGGGTCAATGGCCCAATCGCCATCGGTCTCGACGTCAGCCTCGGCCGGCTCATCCGTGGCATCGGAGTCGCTATCAGCCTCCTTAGCGGCAGCCTTGGCAGCCTCGGCAGCCTTAGCAGCCGCAAGCTTGACCTTCAGACCCTGGTAATGCTTAACAGCACTAGGATCAAGCACGATGTAAACGCTGCCAGTCTCATCGGCCGCCCCACGCAGCTTAACGCTAACGCCAAGCTCTTTGTCGGAGCAGAACTTGCCGATGGTGGTACGAACGCTACCAGCCTTCTTGCCATCGAGATCAACCTTAGCCGCCTTAGCACCGGAGCTAATAAAGGCGTTAACCAGTTCCTCAGTCTCAGTATTTCCGCCTCGCCGACCACGAGTGCCAACGGGGATTTCATCAAGCTCAACCGGGGTAAAATCCATTGTTTTTGTCCTTTTAGGTTTAGGTGTTCGTTTGTGAACTGGCACTACGGTATCAAAGACCGGGGGCACTATGCAACCTCTTTCACGAAAAATGTTCTGGCGCAAGCACTCGCCTAAACCACGCCCATGAAATTTCCAGTTGATCCTTTCGGGTTCGGTCGATCGTATCTCGGGCCATGAAATCTATAACCTGAACAGCATTCTTTTGCCCTATGCGGTGTAGACGATCCTCGGCCTGTTCATTAGCCGCAGGAGGGTGCTGACGGTCGAAGAAGGCCACCTTATTGGCAGAGGTGAGCGTAATGCCCACACCGCCAGCTTTGATGGTGCTGGAAAAGATTCTAGTTTCACCTTCTTGGAACCGGCGTACGAGTCCACCTCTTAGCTTCTGTGGTGTCTCACCAGTTAACTTGCTGTGGCTAATACCCTTAGCAGCTAACGCATTATCAAATAAGTTAATCATTTGACTAAACTGACTAAAGAACACAAATTGCTCATCTGGGTGATCCATAATCAATTCAATTGCAGCATCAATCTTGGCACTTGGATGCATCATAAAGGCTTTACCATTACGCATAGTCATACAGGCATCGGCAAATTGCTGCATGCGTTGATGCTGCACAACAACAATGCTACTCGTTAGTGGTTGATCCTCATGTTCACCAATCCAAGAAAGCATCTGCTTTTTCATACTCTCATATGCACGTCTCTGTGCCGGAGCCAATTCAACTTGGATTGTGCTGTAATATTTCTCAGGCAAATCTGGAGTTACTTCTTCCTTCAAATGCCTAACAGAGAATGGCGCAATTCGTTGCTGTAGCTTCTTTTCCTTATAGCGTTGCTCCGGCCCACGACCTAAAGCCTCAGCCTCATTAGGCTTAAGAATCTTAACGTAGCCATAGCGATCTTCGGCCCACAGGATAAACTCCTTGCGAAATCGGCCATAGGCTCTATATTCCCTCTTATCGAGCCAGTTAAGAATACTCCACAACTTGTCTGGTGTAGTTGTATAGGGCGTTCCAGACATTGCTGTACGAAACTCAGCTTGAAGCTTTTTTAATGCGATTGTCTGTGCAGCCTTTTTATTCTGCGCCCTGTGGCACTCATCTGCAATTACATGCCCCCACTTAACCTTAGCCAATTCAGGCATAAGACGAAGGGCATCCCAATGCATGATGTAAACTTCTGCATCTTGCTTAAGAAAGAGCTCACGTTTCTTAGGATCAATCCTACGCACGTTTGGCGTAATAAGCTTGAAATGGTCTTCCCAATGACTTAGCACAGACAACGGAGCAACTACCAGCGTTGGCTTAGAAGTCTTCAAGCTGACATCAATAGCGCTAGCCTCGAACGTCTTACCGGTGCCCATGTCATTCATAATCAAAGCATAAGGTAAGCCACTATTGGTTAGCTTTTTAACGTCAGCTTCTTGAAAGGGCAAGAGTTTAATAGTCAATGTCACCCTACCCAACGCACATAATGTTCTGGATTACCTGGTGGGTTGCGAGGCACACGTCGAATAGACGTTGATCCATCGTATTCGTCTACGTAATATACATGCTCATTAGTCCAAATAATGACGTCATGGCAATCTTGGCTACCAAAACCAGCGTCATATTGATAGTTTAACGCATGTTTGGCAGTATCCCAACCTACAAGCGAATTAATTAACTTATTACCCGCTTGAAAACGTTCATCTCGATTGTAGCCGTAACCGCCTGGCGATGTTATTAAAACTGCCTGTATGTGCTCACTGCCAACAGCGTTTAGAATATCGCTTGCAAAATTTGGCATTTAGACTCCCCAATGCTTAGTAAACTTAGGGTGGTTCGGCCTAGTTGTAACTACCTTACCCCAAGTAAGTTTTACGCCACTGACACGGGCAATTAAATCTACATAGTCCTTAAAGCATTGCTCATCATATATAGCCTGCCAATTAATAATCACCGTACTTCATCTACAAAATTTGCCATCAATGATTCCTTTTTTCGACTATCTCCAAACCCTTATCGTCAAGATCTGCAAAAAACTTTCTTACTAGCCTATCGGCTTCGTAATCTGAATAGTTATCACGAATTAGTAGGCTAAACAAACTCAGAATGGCCCTACTTGTGGGAACAGTCATAGGCGGCTTAAAGTCATCCATCATGTGGCCTCCAATTAATAATCATACTCCATCAATACGATTACTAACCCAACTAATTCAAATTTACCAAAGATTACACGTACAAACTTATCTGCCTCGTATTCTTCATAACCTTCCTTTACCAACTGTTCACGTAAGATAACATAGGCTTTGTCCATAGCAATACTCATAGCTAACTCCAATCATCCTTCATGCGAGCGCTTTAAATCTTCCTGATCCCATGTTTCAGGCATATACATGTCATCCCATTTAATCCAACAAAAACGTCCCCATTGGGCGACCACCGTACCAGGTATATGGCCTTCCCAATTCTTAGGGATAACTTGCTCTCCAAGTTCAGGCTTCAACATACAAATCTCCAAACGTAATCTCTGCCTTAGGCGTTAATAGGGTTAAACTATTAGGGCTACACTTAGCAATACCGCCACCAAACTTAAGTTGGTCCAGTTCAACTACCCAAATTGGCACTATATGGCATAACTTAGTTTTACGGAGTAAAACTCCTGTGTGCTCCTTAAATGGATAACCATTAATACGAACCTTATCACCGACTTTAAGCTCTTGCTTTGTCACTTTCTTGGATCCTCAGTTAACTTATACATGGAAAACTCTCTCCGTGGAATAGCTAAGCGAATGGCTTTAGATTCTGCCTCTCGCATTGTGCCAAATGGCCCATACCAGCCCTTATGTTTCTCACTGTGGACCTTTAACCACCAATGTCCGGGTGTGTGGCGACGCATATTTAATCCTCAACCTCTGACATCTTAAATAGTGTTTCTGCGTAGTCACGCAAGGCTGGGTCGGGCTGCTTTGAATCCCAACTCCTAAGCTTTCGATTCGCTGTGGCTCCGAGAAACGGCCCAGCGTCAACAGGTAGACTCTGCTCATTTAGCTGCTTAATGCTTAAGCGTCCTGTAGGCTTAATCTCAATATGGCTAATATTTTGCAACGGAAACTCCAATCTACCTTCAGCATGATTACTACCAACGTAAATAAGCAGTCGATTAGGGTACGAAGCATACTTCCACCCACATTTAATTGAGTAATATTCTGTATGCTCATCTAAGAACGTAATTGCAATTTCAGGTCTCATTATTTACCTCGTCCCAAGCATCATTAAGTAAGCGGGCCTTATAGAATTCTGGATATCGAGACTTCTCATTAGCAATGAATCTGTACGCCTCAGCCTTATTAAAGGTTGCCATATCAGGATCGCCAATTTGTACCCAATGCACACTTAACTTATTGAGGCAAGGTGCATACCAGCACTCTTCAAACTCGTAATGGGGTAACTTAAAATATACAACCCACAGGCTACGCATGTCTTTGCGATTATAGCCTAGTTCAGTCTTACGAACCTTGCCGGTTTCTAGTAACTCACCAAAGCTAATCATACTATGCCCCTTTCAGCATTTAATTGCATTACCTGCTCTAAGTAAGCAATAATGATGCTGGACTCATCGCCGTCGCCATCAACGTCAGCAGGATCAATACCTAATTGATCGGCAATCCAATCTACAATATCTTCAATGGTCTTAGCCATTTCTGTGGATTCCTCTGGAATATTCATGCTGGTGCCCCACATTTCTTACAAATACGCACCGTCTTACCATTCTCCGTTACTTTAATATAAACATGATGTCCACCAGCACAACCTTCACCGCCCTGTGGGTCCTGATATTGGCCACCGCCTTTACGTTTATTAGTCATCCCCAGGCTCCACTGCCTTAGCATATACGTAATAGTAAGTATTCTTGCCGTTTGCAACGGTTCTAAGTGCGCCCTTAAACAGCCCCTTAGGTCCCCAGATAGCGCTGCCATTTGACACTCGGTGGGTTAAACGCCTAGCTACGTCAATGTCATCATACGCTACAAGCAACCGCCAAATACCAACATTAGCAAGCAAGGCATCTCTAATTTCTAAGAACTCTAAGTCCCTAGCGGTTCCTTTACTAGCTCGAAACGTATCGGGGTCCTGCCAAATAGCTTCTGCAAGTGGGGCACCAATGATGATTTCGCTCGGATCAACTGGTGTATGCCTAATTTTCATATTAATATTGCTCCTTATTATAGTGTATCATCCCAATCACCATTTCTTACGGCATCAACATGCCAACACTTCTTAGCATTCTGAAAACCCTTGCACGAACACACAACCTCGTCAAACTCAGAATCGCTGCCAATGGCAGAAGGAATTAGCACAGTAAAATACCACGTAAATGGATCTGAGTTAGATCGAATCTTCCAAACGCTGCCGTCGCCAACATAAGTACCTTGAGGCTTCAGTTTCATGCCATAACTCCAAACGGAAATAGTCCATCAACATACTCATCTGGTGTACCAAGATATAAAGTGACCATACTCCAATCCCACCACATTGGGGCCTGTTCAGGCTTAAAGTAAGCACCTCGCCATGATTGATCTAACCAGAATTTAGTCTTGCATTCTTGCATAAACCCACACCCTATTAACGTTGCCGTCTTCTACCTTAGTCTTTATATCGTAAAGCTTAGGATTTACTCGCTTACACTTACCAGCACGAATATAACTAACTGTGCCCTTACTAACAGTAACCGGGTACCGCCAATATAAATAGTTAGGACGTGGAGGCGTGTTTTTAGGTAAGTTAATTAGCCAATCACGGAACTCGTTAGGCTTACTTTGCTTAAACTCAATCACGTATCACCAAACTCCTGCTTAAGCTGCTCGATATTTCGCTTACCCGCACTAAAATCCTGTGCCGGAAACTGCTTAGGACCTGCCTGGCGAGTAGGAATGCTTCCGTCAGCACTAACCTGCACAACCCAACCAGTCTGGTAATGCCGGCAACGGTTTGCGTTATCACACTGAAAATGGTGCAACCTGTCACCGTAATTATTGGCGTTTGTAACCTGCAAAGCCTTACCGGGCTCCCCACAGGTTGGGCAGCGGCTAGCTTCTTCAAACTTGGTATCAGGCATTTGAGTCTCCATGAATATTGTTATAAATAATTTCGAGTGCGTTATCAATGTTAGTTAGCAGCAATCTACTAGCTTTTACGGCTAACTCCAACTCATAGCCAGAGCTAACCACAATTTTAGCCTTATCATTAATGGGATCAGCCCAAACGGAAATAGCCCATTCTCCTGCCCCATTATAAAAGTCAGCTATCTTAAGCATCATGGATTGTACTCTCCTACATCTTGGATTAAAGACGGCGCAATCGTCAGCTTCGATAGAGTAAATGCCATCTCGTCAACACGCTGAGTTAGCTTTTCAAGTTCGCCCTCTAAATGCCTAATAGAAGAAAAGATTACCAAGTCCTTATTTCCAGTAGCCATCTGCTCTCTAAAGCGTGTAGCAGTTAGGTTTGACTCGTTCTCGTCCGGCCGCTTAATAAGCACAAACACAGAGGGGTTAGGTCCTGCACCTTGCGCTAGCTTGCGAATGCATCCCATCATCTGCATATGAGACACCACTCGGGAATACTGATTTTGTGCCCAACCTACCTCCTTAAAGAGCCTAGTAACGAAGCCCGTATAAATTTTCACGCCGTCATCTGCATCGCTAACTTGGCCGTGCGACTCAGCTAACATTGCATCATAAAAGATTTCGCACTTCTGAAAGAGCGTAGTTGGTGACTTCTTAGGCTTTTCGCCATCTACTGGCTCAGTATCATCGAACGGATCATAACTATCAGACATATTTTTTAGTAGCTCCGTCGGTATGTAATTGTTAGGTCGTTTTCAAACTTGTAAATAGCTTCTGTAAGCAAACCATTTTCAAATGCTGCACCCACAGGGTGTGTGGTATCAATCCAAACCGTCTTGGTTTCCACCTTAGTATATTGGCCCTGCTCGCCATTACGGCGAGTCTGAGTTGCCATATCCAGTTTAATCCTCATCAGACTCCCTATAGTAAAGGGTTTCCAAATCGGCATCTGTAGTAAGAGTACTAATCTGGACTAAGGTAGGGAACTGTGCAAATAACCCAAGTATTGCATTATCAAACTTGTTAGTTCCTTCTACAACCCTACCTGCCGGCCCAATATCTACACGTAGAACAGTAAAGTCAGACATTAAAAGGCATACCTTTCCCTAGATCGTTGCTCGTATTGTACAAGTTCCATCATTGCATCAATTTCTTCGGGGTCAACGTCTGCGAAATCTTCGCCTGCCCTATACCTATTTAACCAAGTATCTAGCTCATGATCTGACCAAGATGTTATCCAGTCAATAAGCTGCAATTCTCTATCCCTATTCATGGGCATACCCAACCATGCGAGCCCGTTGGCTGACCATTCTTGATGTAGCAGTAAGTACACAGGAAGTGTCCATTAGCTGGATTGTACGTGCCCTCTTCCTGTATGACATACTTCTTAGCCTTGAGCATCACCTGCCCCAGCTCAGACGCCATAACGAACTTCTGTGGCTCAGACTCATCAGGAGGTTCAGTAACCATTTGAACGTACTCATCCAACTCGTATGGACGCTTAGCACAACCAACACAAATTGGATCATCTGGATTATCAGGCATGTTTTCCTCCTAAGTTAGATTAGTTAATTTCGCCGCTACGGGCCTGACCGGCCTGTGGGCTGGTCTAGGTGCCGGGTGCCGTACGGGGCACAGGGAACGGCATTCCGAGGGCAATCAGCCGGCGTTGAAGCTGGCGAGCACCACACCCGGCTCGACCCAGGAGGCAGCCGAACCAATTACTTCAATTTTAACATCTTTTGGATTGCACCAAGTACCCATAGCCCACGCATGCCAATTTATAAAGGTGCGATATGCTAGCCTCGGGCATGTCCAATTATCACCATCCCAAACGTAATCACCATCTGGGTGCATATGCTTTGCATCGTACCAACTACTAGCACAGACTATGGCACTATCATATGTGTCGTAACCATTGTTAACTGTTTGCGAAATCCTGTATAAGTTTTTGGTCATGCCAATAAGCCAAACGGTAAGAGATCTTCAACAGAGTCTTGTGTATAAGCTGCAATCCAACGTGACATAAAAGTCCCGATATGATCGTAATACTCATACGTGATTACCCAAACAGTATCATCCATTAGTTATTCCTACAGGTAGTGTGCTTTGCACAGGCTTTTTCAGCCTCCGCATAGGTATTGCACTTCTTTTCCCAAATACACTCCAGGCATTGGGCTAAGTACTTACCGTCTCTACGTAACGCAATGTGTGTCATAGGCATTTTACCACTTACCGTCCTTTCGCTTAGGCGTGCCCCTACAAATATGATTCCGCTTTACGGTATTTGCCTCTTTCTCTGTGTAGCATAGCACAGAAAACTCGTGGCAGGTAGAGCTACTGCAAGTCACTACCCAGCCCTTTCCTCTTTTATCTACTTCTGGACCGGCTCGTTTAAATCCCATTCATTACTCACCACCTTAGCAACCCAAGCAAGTGAATCAATCCAAACTGCTTCATAAGTATTTGGGTCTTGGTTAACACTAGCCCACAGGTAGCGGGAGTGAACTCTGCCATAAGCATTAAGCAAGTCTACCAAATTAGCCGTGGCAGCAACTGCAATACCCCGGTTCACACCATGTGCTTGTGTTATGATTTCTAGCAACGTTTGCATTTCTTCAATTGGATCCATAATTAGAACCCAAGCATTCTTTGAACTTCTCGTTCAAGTGTTTCTGTTGCATCTACAAGTTGTGCAACGAATGCGTCTACATCGCCATTCAACCGCTCAACAGACTCTGCCACAAGCAATGTTATAATTGCGTTAGTCTTAGAGTCAAGCAGACTTAATGCGGTACTAGCCAAAGTAAGGTTATCGTTTTCCAAAGCCCTTGTGGCTATATTCGTTATCACGTTGAGTTGACGCATAGCCTCAACCTTATCCCATTCAATCATTTACAGTAGCTCCGATTCTTCTGTAGCTTCCCAATGTGCAAGTTCGCCCAACGTGGCATAACGCTCTATTGGCTGTTCGTAGTACATGAATGCCCACTTATCACCTAATACCCAATCGACAAATGCCCTAGCATTCTCATAGTCAACCGCAGACACACGAACATACCCATTGGAATCAATCCAGTCGAACACAGGGTGTAACTCTTGGTTCTTACCATGTCCGTATTGAACCCCGAATGTAACGTAGAAATCTTGCATTACTACTCCTTTTTTACGTAAACGGTTGTGTACCGCTTATTTCCGTGAGTTTCTAACATAGTAAAGCAATAGGCATAATATCTTACGCCTTAATTCTTTTTGTGTAATTATTTTATACATATATTAATTCCGCCTTTTTCCGTGGGTATTGTTAAGAAGGTGGGAGCCATGCGGGTGCATACTTAGGGCCGGCCCTAGCTAGAAACCGACCAACTCCCATGGTAGGGGTATAGGGAATCGAACCCTAGTTAGCTGATTAAAAGTCAGCCGCTCTACCATTGAGCTATACCCCCAAAATGTTCCCATTTTATTGCGAAACGGTAGGCGCATTTTGCTTGCAACTGGCTCATAGACAGCTTTCGCCACCTAATCTTTATGCTACAGGTATTGCAAGTACCTGGTCGGTGTACCATACCCGACATCTCCTACCTGGTGCCCACAGAGGGATTCGAACCCACACTTAACGGGGCTTAAAGCCGTTGCCTCTTCCGATTGGGCTATATGGGCAAAACCATTAATGATGCATTTTACCTGCACAAGATTTACTACAGTATGGTCCAGCACAACCACGCTTTACTTGATTCTCTCTATACTTAACCATGTTTACACTAAATTTTGTGTTGCAGGTAGGACAAACACAGGCAATAAACTTAGCTTGTCGCCCAGCTTGCTCAATAGCTTTTATATTGTTTTGTGCGCGAGTTAAAAGCTGGTAATTTTCCACTACATCATTACCACAATCACCATCAATATGATCTACTTGCTCCCAAGCATCTAATTTTCTTCCTAAATACTGCTCCATTAAATATCTTGGATATGACTGTGTGCGCTTAGTTTTTGTTACTGTATCATAGTGAATTACAACACTTCTACCATCTTGTCTTTTATATGGCCCATAAACCTTTAACAAAGTAACTCCTGTGTATACCGATTCCACCATGCGGGCATTGTGTGCTAGGCGATAGCTAGCCTACGAACGTAGTCCTACACTATTCTTACCTATCGGTTAACGACCTAGCACAAAAAATTAATTGTTACGATCCATGTGTGCAGCCGCAACTGCCTTATCAGGATTCTTATTAGAACATCTAGGGCCTACCGTGCCACAAATATTGCAGATTGCTTGGCAGGCTCGGGTGCCATTGTGAATGTGTACAAGGTGCAGCGCATTAGGATCACGCTTTTTCATTTTACTTACACATTTCTTCTGTAAAGATTACAAAGGCCCTTTGAACGCTAATGTAGGTGCCCGGTGCGATTGTCATATAATAAGATCGTATATGGTCCCTATAAGTGTCAGCGAATCGCTCTGGGTCTACAACCCGATCTGTGTTTGCATCATTACGCCCAAGAGCGTAGAAATAAGCTGCGATTCTAGCTTCGTGTTCTACGAGTGCAGCACTCATCTTACATATCCCAACATTCGGTAACAAGGGTGTTCCAATAGTCCCCAACCGCATCTTCGTGATCGGGGAACTCTTCCAGCAGCAAAGCCTTAAGCGTGAACTCATAAGCCTTAAGAAGGCCAAACTTCCTATCAGCCTCAATAATGTATTCTGGATCTGCCATTTTTATAATCCTTCCGAGTAGGTATCGGCATTGATCGACAAATCACTTAGCGAATAAACTAAGGTGGCTGTGCCCGCAGCAACATCAATTACCACATTCATAAGGTCCTTAACGTCGAAATACTTGCCATCAACCTTTACTTCTGGCCGATTATTATTATAAACAACTTTAAGCTTCAAGATTTTTCATTCCTCCGAGTAGTTAGCCCACACGTCACGCATTTCTACGCTGGGGTTTTCCTTTTTGATCTTAACATAGTGCTTAGCAAAGTCAACGGCATCCAATTCGCCATGTTTGCCGGAAGCATCAATGGCACCTAATGCGTAGAAATACGCTAAGTTCAGCATGCCCGGCTCAAACATAGTTACTGCCACGGCCTAAGAAAATACACCGATTACTTAAATCAACAGTAACTCTTACAGCTTGATTGTTATAGTCGTCTCGAACCGTAAAGTCGTCAGGCAAACCCTCAATTTCCTCTCGAAGATGCCTAAGCGTAATAGGGTCATTCAAGGTAGGCTCCTAGTTGCCATAAGGAACAATAATACAATAATTGCCGTTACACAGAGAGTGAATACGAACGGGGCCAGCATAGGCCATATGGAAGGTACCTTAGTTTCCTCACTCACTGTTCATCCAGTCGAAGAACTTAAAGGTGAAAAACAGAAATACAGCAAACACAGCGTAAGCCATTTCTAACCTTTCGGTTTCCTAGGCCAAGTTATTAGGCCAAAGATGATTATGAAAGCGAACAGTGCGTATAGCAGGGTTAGCACAGGTAACTCGGCCCGTAAAAGGCATTGACCTTAGCTCGCCACCGGTTAAGCAGTTCTTCATACTCGATTTCATCATCGCCGGCCAAATCAAAGCCGTAAAAGCTCCCCATAGGAATGCCCAACTCGCACAGACCATTAAAGTAGTTGCCGTACAACTTACTCAGCAAACACCTATACTCATTAGTCATGTCTGTATCAGGGTCCATGAGAATAGCCTGAATATCTGAAAGCCGCACACCATTGGCAGCTAACAGAGCAAGGCCCTTATTAATTCGCTCGTCAAGAGTCTCGGTCTCTAGCATATCGCACCTTTTCTATAATAGAGTTAGTAATGTCTTTCGTATTTTCGTGCAGCGTAAACTTATACATAGCCGTGTGTAGAAGATTAATCAGCGTAATTGCTTCGTTGTCGGTCAGATCAATATGTACTAATTTAGCCATTTACCTTAAGCCCCTTTCGTAGCCGCATAACGGCCTCAGTTAAGAACGCTTCTTTTTCGTATGGCCTAAACTTTCTCTGTGGCCGAGCAACTATTTCCATCAACCTAGCTGCTAATTCCTCATCCGACATATTCGCAGCTACGCTACGCATGAGCTTGAGGTTAGCTTCAAACTCTTGGTTACCAATAGGCATAGGACTCCTTTTTAAATAGCTTGATTAAGCATGGTCTAGCATGACTACCGCCATACTAGCCAAACGCAATCAAACTCAACCTGGCATGTACTTACGTGGCCAAGTCACCTCAAATTCTTTGTTTATAGTATTGGCACAATCGAGCCCAGCAACGTGCCAACTATCGGCATTCTCGTCAGTGATAGCCTCGTAAGCGGATAGCCCGTACTTAACGGGCAGGCGGAACCTGTGGGCATTCTTAGCTGCCTTCCAAGTCTGCACCTTGCCATTAGGGCGCCAGTTGTGGCCACAATCGGTACCAATGTGGTAGTGGTTGTTATTACTGGTAGCGTCAGCCAGCACTTGATCCTTAGTAATCATTTCAGCCCCTTTTTAGGTATACTTGGTTTACATCACCATCAACCATGATGTCAATTAAAGGATCTAATCCTCCATAAGATTCTTTTGTATCCTCCGCATAAATCATAATTACATAATGTGCAGGCACCTTATCGAGGAAGCGACGCAATTGCTGTACAGTCATGCTTAACATGATCCCTTCTTCTTTGCGTAAACAATACGAAAGCAACCATCATGAAATAGGTAACCTAGGTAGGTAAAGTTTCCTATGGCTAAACCACCTAGCTCCACACGCCTACCACAATGCTTACAGTTTCCCATTTAGTTTTCCCTTACGATTGTCTGCCCAATTACACCATGCCAACAGCAAACCAAAAAGGGCTACACTGGTTACGGCGATAATAGGCACGGCCCACATAACGAAATTAGCGTCCCTATCGGTTGCATCGTAGTAAGCGCTTGCTTGTTGCGCCGTATAGCAGGTATTGTGAATAATGAACTTACAGTTTTCCATTAGTGCTTAATCCTCTCTCGATTAGGCATGGCACCAACCTGTGGGCATAACCACAGGTTGGCCCAAACTCAATCGCTAAGTAGGTTAGCAGATGCTTGCTCAGTTACATAGCTCGACAAGAACTCCTGAATGCTAGACTTGTAGGTAGCATCGCTAGTACGCATATCAGCGTATGCCTCAGCGAAATCCAGGTGGTCAAAGTCTTTTAGACTAGTACCGTGCCATTTTGAATGGGCACAACATAGGTGATTGATACTATCAGTAACACCTACAGCATAGTAGTATGCCACAGTTTTATAATGTGCATGTGAACTCATTTGGAATCCTATCCTCGGTTGTACTTGGCTACCATTTTAGCGTGCCCGGCAATAGCTTCTTCCCTAGTGGCGTATTCCTCGCTATCCAACTCATATGAACTGCTGCTTAGGACCTGCCTGGCGAGTAGGAATGCGGCACTAAAAACCATAGTCTCATAGCCTACTACAACTACACCGTTGGGGGACCCACCAAATAAAGCCACAGTTGAAACTATGAGATTAACGGGCGTCTTAAGGTCGAGATCACCTTCAATTTCCATTTACAATCCCCTTTTTAGTTTTGCTTGTACATAGGTCAGCACAACTTTACGTTGTACTGCCTAAACACAGTCAAAGCTCAGAACGGCTCGTCATCGGCAATATCCTCAGGCACTTCGTTATCGTCATTGTCACCCTCGAAGCACAAGACATCGCTAAAGAAGCTCTTAAACCCAGTAACAGCATCTTCCCACTTTGTCACAGTAATAAGGCTGTCACCATTGTAATCGTAAGTGATTTCAGGCTCGGGCGCACGCCAACCAGCCTCGATAAGTGCCTTAGCAATGTTCTCAGCCGTGGTCAAGTCTAGCGCAAAACAAGTAGCCTGAATCTTAGCTGCCAGTTGCGTAACAACCTCCAAATCACTCTGAAACTTAGCGTACTCGGCCTGCGACACAGGATTAATGTTGTTGCCACCAATTCCATAGTTACTGCCAACGCCGTAAGCATGTGCATCGGCAAGCAACTTAGCGTCACGCAAGTGCAGCGTAGGATGCTTAACTCGCAAATGCTTAATGTACTGAATGTGACTCATTTTACTTAGCTCCTTCGATGTCTAGTAGACCTGCGCACAACCCACAGGTGCGATAATGTAGAATGTCTTTGGGATCTAGTGACTCACTTACTGTTAGCTCACCCCATTCTTTAGGGGGCTGGTATTCAGCGTGCGTCTCTGGTGTGTTACATCGACGCTTAGCCTCAATTCTGGCTCTAACTGCATCATAGCTCAAATCAATACTCCTTTTAGGTGTTGATTGAACATGGTAGAATTTGTGGGCTGGCTCTGCACAAGGACGCACACATTTAACTTATCTGACCCATTGTAATCTAGCCGCTCTAACGCACTTTGATTACGGATGATAAGCACCCACAAATTAACCAAACTCATTCAACTATGTATTACGCACACACCAATTGCATGGTACTCAGCACTTCGGCGTCAGCCTTAGCGTAAGCGCCACTAACCACACCTTCAAAGTTCCGCTCAGCGGAACTCTTAACAGATCCAACCCGATTGCGCTGGGGCCGCTCATGGTGCATGTAGGTATTGAAAGCCTGCCAAACTCCCAAACCAGTACCAACCCAGGGCGCACAACGATCGTCGTGCTTGTAAAGCCCTTCAATTGTGTGCCGGGTATTCATAGTCTGGGTAATCTTGTTCTTCGTAGGCTCGTCACCCAATGGGTAAAGGTGCTCAACAATCTTGTTGAACTGGTTGTTAGTAACGGAGATTTGCGTCAAAGCAGCAACCTCAGCACTGAAGTCGTCAGCCATCGAATGCACAATGTTCAGTGCGTCTCTAGCGTTCATGAGCTTCAAAGCTGAGTTCTTCGTGTGCTTGAACTTCAGCTTCTCACCAGCCTCACTAAGCCCCGCCGCCATGGTGTTATCGCAAACCCACGCAGTAGCGCCCTTCTTAAAGGTAGTTGCCACAGTCCCGTTAAAGCTTGTGGCAGCCCCAATGAAAGGCCGGAAGGCGAACCCTTCAGGGGTTGTAACGGTTTCAGGCATTTCAACCTGAACAAACGCTACTGCTCTGTTCTGTAGCAGGGCGGCAGAGCCAATAACCAACTCAGAATCAAGCAAGTTAGCAACGCCATCGAGCAGCCACTCCTTGTAATCGTGGCCGGCGTAACCGTCCTTAAAGCTACCAAGATCCTCAAGCGTATCGCTAGTCAGCATACCCTTGCGACCCTCAGTGCTCTTAACGAACTTGATTGGCAAACCCTTATCGTCAAGCGCTTGCATTTCGTCCATTTCGCAAGGCACGGCAAAGTAAGCCGGAGCCTCAATGAACTCAAAGCTGAACAGCCGTTCTACGACGTCTTCAACCGGAATCCCGAGTTCGTAGTGGTTGCTCGTGTAATGGCCCTTAGGGGTACCGTCGGCATTGAAGTACAAAGCGTGGTTGAACTCTTCCCGGTAGTGCCAGGCATTGCCTCGCTTACTGGTCATACCAACCAACACGTTGGTGTTCAACCACTCTGACGTTTCTTGACTCATTTCAAGTTACCACCTTTTTGTTTATCTGCTACTTAAGTGTAGCAAATGCCCATTTCCAATTGAATAGGCATAGATTAGCACTACCTGTGGGTTAGTAGTAACCTGTGGGTTAGTAGTAGGTAGTGCTAACTAAACGCACTCAATCAGGGTACATAGCTCGGAGGTTTCGTAGGGTAACTGGGTAGCGGTTACCGTTAGGTTCTTTAACAATGGCAACCCGATCACCATTGACCACAGGGGCGTCGATTGCCGTTAACATTGTCTTTGCGGTAGTAGCACCGCTTATCAATGTAGCATTCATTAGCTTGCATCCCAATTCTTTGCAACGAAAGCCCAAAACGCAGGCAGGTTGTCGTCATTGTGGTATGGGTCAACCAAAGGCTGATTACCAGGCTCTACAATATTAGTTGCCAATTCAGGGTTAACGTCACTTAGCATATTGTAAGCGTGCTGACCGAACCTTACGCCACCTGGTTTCTTGCTGGTTAGCACCGACATCATGAATTCGTGGTAAGTCTTACGTTTTGCCATGTTATTTCACCTCTTAATTTTAAGGTTGCACCTTAAGTTAGCCTGAAGAATTGAATAGGCATAACCTAGCACTAGCCACAGGTGCAACTCTAGGCGCATAAATAACCACTTATGCCTCTATAGGTACCGCCATGACTAGTGCTAGTTTAAATCCATTCAAATAGGCCTTAACTGCCTTAACTGCCATGCGTGGGCATATGTGTACATCGGATACTCGCCGGGCTCACAAACACTACGAAGTCGAATCAAGTTGGTCTGTGGGTCAATACCCATAAACCAAACAACTTCTCCAGTATCTAGTACCAATTGAGTTAGCTTTTTAAGCTCATTCAACTCTACCAACTCCATAATTATCCTCACTTTTGAGAGTTTGTGCGTTAGTAACCCCTAGTAGCCTTTAACAGCCCTTAGCAATCCTTAGCGACCCATTTAGTGCCTTGCCTTAATAGCGCAGCGGTGGCGGTCGGCCGGAGATTTGCCCACAGGGGGTGCGGAATTGGCACTTGAATGACCACTGAAAGTGGTTGTTAGGGGAGGTTTATAGAACGTGTGTTTGTATCGTCGTACGTATGTTTGATGGACGATTCTTAGTATTTCATAGTATATAGACTATGAGGGAAGACTATGAAAGACCATGAAAAAGGTAATATGGTTACTATAGAATCTAGTACGAATGTATATTTGAAGTTTGACGTCTCTTTATGGTCTATATATAAGAGTATATATATATTAGATAACTACAAAGAACTTCTTAAGATCTGATATGAACCGTATAACTATACTGTAACTATGAACTAGTTAGTTATATATCTGGCCAAAACACGTTGACTTGGGGATGTATAAATCTAACAGTCGTGTCACTTTCCAAAAATGCCTTTGACGGCCATCGAAATGACATGACATGGTACGAACGCTTGTTCGCTGTATGATTATTTAGGCTCATACAGTGTAACCTACGTCGGTGCGTACCATACTTGCACACCATTCTCAGTACCCCCGAAAATAGTACTAGGCGCCTAGTGATTAAAACGCTATCTACCCGTATCTATCTAAGATCAGCACCATCATGTATAAGAAGTAAAGGCATGACTGTCTATCCATGAAGGGCAAGACATCTATACTATATGTATAGGAGGAGGTTACAGGACGGACACTCACATGACATGAGATATACCGGGCTGCCTCTTAGCATTAGTCTTAGTGCTTTGTGGCACTAAAGAGCACCTAAGCGCACCTAAGCCGATTAGCTTAGGTACTCTATGGTGTTACAAAGCGAATAGCGTTGGATTAACTAGTAGTCGACATCAATGCACGTAGTGGGCAGCACACTGTTAGGTGTACCGCCCATGTCCAAACACCGTTGCTTCCAACCGAATTGGTCGGACTGACCAGTGTCATCCATAATGATATTCAACTGCGTTGGCTTATCGAGATTAGGCACCACGCCTGTCTCATCGACCGTTACTACCTGTGGGCTCGTATCCGGGGTGGCGCCGTCATGGCAACCACCAAACACCATAAGAACTGCTACGAACCTACTGAACAGCTTTAGCGCTTTCATGCCAACATCGCTGACATAATAGGCAGGTCGAAAGGAAAGAACATATCAATCAGTGCTTGGAAGTTAGCCTCAGTAGGCTCACCCCAGCACACCATAATCATTGCCCTACGCAGCAACCTGGCGGCATTGGTAGGATCGTCAAACTCGAATTCCAGTATGAAGCTCAACTCGCTAACGCATTTCTCAAATTCATACCGTTCCATTGTTGCCCTTTCTAAGTAAACACGAACTAGCACTACTAACTCATTAAGAGCAGTAGTGCTAGTCGTGATTACTTGAAATGTCGTATTTCAATTTCTGACCTAGCAAGCTCAACGGTGGCAGACGAGATAGTGATTATGTTGGCGTTTCGTCCTAATATGTCAAGTCTGGCAGATTGCATATGCCCGAATTTCCGTGGCTGAGGCAACTGCTCGCACCGTGTCTAACGTTGCTAGGCAAGGTTCGGATTCCGTCTTAGCTGGTAGTTTGGATCTGGGGAGAACATGTCCGTTTGCATTGCCGTTGCCGGTTGCGTACGGGGCCGATCAATCCCTAGTCAGTGACTAGCTCAAGAATTCAACCTCTAAGACCTCGGGTTTAACGTGCCAGGTGCAACACGGTGATTCAACCAGCTATTGCTGGCCTACAGGGGTAGGTGGCCAAATGCTTGTGGAATGCGATTCGATCTAGGGCCTTTCCGCTTGCCGTTTCCCTTACAGACACCAAGTTAGCAGGTCTGGGGCGATGGGGCGACAAATTTGGGTACTTTCTTGCGGAACCGCATTCCGCCCCCTCAGGGGGCCTAGGCGGCCCTGGAAGGCCCTGGAGCAGTGGTAGGTCCTGCCAGCGCTGGAAGGCCAGCGGAACGCCGTTCCGGGGCGTATGCGGGGATGCTGGCTGGGGCTAGCCCCTGGCACCCTACCCCTAGGCACCCTACCCCCACAGGGGTACCCCTATATACCCCTATATACCCCTATATACCCCTATATAGCATATGGGTACACACATATACACCATACTACATGAGAGTGTATGGGTATGTACCACACTACATGCACATACATGGTAGTACATACATATACACCATAGTACATAAGAGTACACACATATACACTATAATACATACATATGCATGAGATAGCACGAGAGGGCAGAAGGGGTACATATGTTCTACGAACGTATGTTCGGTGGGGGCGGCGGCCGATCGAGCTCGAAGGCGAGTTAAGCATCCTTAACGAACGAACGTTCGACTCAAAAGAAAGTGGGTGGTCCCAAATTTTTCTGAGCGGTTTTAGTTCTTAAGGTCCCAAATTTTTCTGAGCGATTTTAACTCTTAGGGCCTAAATTTTTCAGACTAATTTTGGTTTCTTAGCAAGTAATCTTAATAAAGTCTTTAACTAATTACTTAATACCAAACCTTAGTCGGTACCCAAAAAAGTTCTCTAAACTACTTGCGTTTGGTCTGCCCGTCACCTATACTCAGTTTAGGTTAAACAGCCCAACACCTAAGGCTATGGTGCTATGAATCCGCTAACGCAAGACCAAATGGATGCTTTGCTGTTAGAGACTACCAGCATGCACAATGGCAACGCCCGAGATCACGCTAACGACATCTTTAGGACTTGGGCTCCAGCGGCTGCGCACACGATTTGTGAGTTGGCAACGGTTTGCCCTGACCCTAAGCTCCGGTTTGAGGCTGCTAAGTACGTGACTGAGCGTAATCTTGGCAAGGTTTCAGCGTCTTCGGTCGATGAAGACATGCCGATTGAGCAACTTATGCGGGAACTCACTAAGAGCAATCCTAATTAACCCCTAATTAACCCCTAATTAACCCCTAATTAATAAGGTCTTAAGTAAAAATTAAGATAAAATCTGGCTCTACCTTAAGGATGCGAAAGGTTTCACGGGGATTCTTCGGACCCTGTGGGACTTCCTTAAGGTAGGGCCAGATTTTATTTACGGTTTTAGGGCCTTTTAAGGAATAATTACGTGAAATTACCTAGAAATGGCCCTGAAATGGGCCTTTTGATTAAGCGAATTCACGGTGTTTTGACCCTACTGTGGATAGTGTTATTGGTTCCGAGCTTGACTATTTGGAAAAACAGCCTGCTGTGGGTTGTTTTTATGAGTGCTTGGGCCAATATTGCTAGTCATGCTGCTGGCTGGTTAGCTGGTGAAACTGCGAATGATTAGGCGTTTTTAAGTTGATATTGCGCTAAATGATGGCGCACAAACCAACAAGGAATAGGTATAAATGACTGCACTGATTACTAATGATGCTGAGGAACTGGCTCTGCTTGAGCTTGGCCTTGAGCTTCCTACTATGGATGAGATTGTTGGCCTTAGGGGTTACGGTTACTACACCCTTACGGATGAGAATGGTGAGCTCAAGGACGCTGGGTTCTTTAAGAACCTGATTACGCAGATTGGCGATCAGTACTACGGTGAGCGGGCTGCCGGTATTGCTAGCCCTCCAGGTCAGGCTACTGGAATGCAGCTTGGCACTGGTACTACTACTCCGGCTAAGACTTCTACCGGCGCTGCCATTGTTACTTTGGTTGCTGCCAGCCTTGTTGCTATTGACGCCAGCTTTCCGACTTCGGCGCTTAACGGTTCTAGCCGGCGCATTCAGTGGAAGACGACTTGGCCTGCCGGTACTGCTACCGCTTCGGGTATTGCTGAGGTTGCGCTGGTTAACCAGTCGACCGGTACTCAGACTGTGGCACCTGCTGCTGCAACGATTTCTCGTGCGCTGCTTAGCCCTACTGTTAACAAAGGCGCTTCGGATACTCTGGCGGTTACTTGGAACCACGACTTGCTGGGTGCGTAATGGCTAAACAGGTTACTGGTTTTAGCGGCCAGCAACAGCCACCCAATAAACCAAAACCGCCAGCTAGTCAAGTAAACCCACCTAACCCTCCAAGGAAGTAATTTATGGATTACCGTACTATGAGCCTTATTGAAGTGCTGACGTTTGTTGTGGTGGTTTTGATTTGGTTGCAGGTTATTGGTGTTATAACAATCGGCACTTGAGGAAAGGTAGCTGAGTATGACCGAACCATACTTAGGCAGTTTTAATGCATATCAAGAAGATACGCCATTATACTTAAGCGATAACGAATATCTAATTGATTATGGCGAAGAATACGATCAAGAGCATGAATATTATAAAAAGTGGCAAGAGGCTAAAGACTACGACGAAAGTGGGCAACCTATGGCAACTGATCACGGTCGAATTAGCGATGGTATTATGGTTGAGCTTAATGGCGAGCCAACCGTTAAGGGACCACAGGAGAATCTTGAAGAAGCCGAGCGAAACAAGCTGGCCAACAAGGAAATGAAGGCGTTCCTAAAGGCACAAGAGCTTGAGGTTAAGGGACCTGCTGATAACTAATGGCTAGACGAACCAGTGTTGTAATTGGCCGTACGAGTCAGACCTTAGCTAACGCACTGACTGACACTTTAGGTGTTTCAGATAGTGTTAGTCGTACTGTTAGTAGGTTGATGGGTGACGGAATGGGCTTAAGTGACGCTATTAGCGTTGCTTTAAGTGGTGCGCCCATTGACGGCAGAATTATTTCGGCTGCTAACACTGGTTATACTGGTTTAGGTGCTACGTCAGGCAACTTGACTAACCACGCAGGCGGTAACGTTAGTGCTAGCCTTAGCCGTAGGAAGTTCACTGCCCCTGTGGTCATTACAGGGAATAACGTTACCCTTAGCGAGTGCTGGTTTAGCTTTGCTGGGGGCTCGACTACGAACCCACTAATTATAAACGGCAACAATGCTGTGGTTACGTACTGCACCATTGCGCCAAGCGATGCTAACTCGTTCTACAACTGCATTCTGCCAGACGATAACTCGTTGAACTGCTTAATTCAACGGTGCGATGTGTCTAAGGGTAACAACATTATTAGTATTAATGGTGGGTACGGCATTATTGAAGAATGTTACTTACACGACACGCTAGATACATTCAATGCTGATCCTCACAAGGATAACATTGAAATGTATGGTAACGATGACATTGGTTGGGTTATTCGTAACAACCGATTGAAGTTTGGCGATGGTGGTGTAGTTAGTAATATTAACTGTGCGCCATGGTTTAACCCGGCTGGTGGGGGGCCTGGAGCTACGGCTAAGAACAACACTATTGGACCAGGTAACTGGCTTAGTGGTTCTGCCAGAACCTTTACTGTGGGTAATGGCGGTAGCAACCAGGGCGTTAACTCGATTACGAACTTTAAAATCTTTGGTAACTTTATTACTGGCGACAACTCAACGTTTGGCGCCCACAGCATTATAACTAACTCTGATGGTAGGACCATTGCTCAGACTATTACTGAGCTTAATGCTCATCCTACTTGGATTTATGCTCCGGCTGCGCAGGATGGTGCTAACGCACCTAATGTTTGGTATGGAGATACTGCGGCAGGTGTTTCGCCTAGCTTGGATGGGCAGGTTGTAACCTTCTAATGAGTATTGCAGCAGGCACTAACCTAGTCGAAGACATTAACTCAGACACTATTGTATTCTCATCTACTGCTTTTGCATCTAACACGCTTTTAGTTGTTAGAGTTAACGGCGACTCGAGCGGCATTAACACCCGTAGTGTTTCTAGTATTACGGGTAACAGCCTTACTTGGACGTTAAAGAAGCGCCAGGCTGTTACCTCTGGCGGCTATTCTGAGATTTGGACGGCGTTCTTAACCACAGGTGCTACGTTTTCTGTTACTGTTAACCTGACTGGCGATAGCAACTTCCAGGGCCAAGCTGTTCTTACGCCATTTACTGGTGCCAGTTCTACTTTAGGTGCTGTGGCTGGTGCTAGTTCTACTAGTGGGCTGCCTTCAGTGGCGCTCACTACTACAGGTAACAACTCCGTAATCCTAGCTAGTGCGGCTGACTGGAATCAAAAGGGCTTAGGCACTGCCGGTACCGCTCAGACTATTGAATCTGAGCGTAATATTGCCGGCTTTGTTACTTGCCACTTCTGGAAGACCACTACTGTGGTTGCAACCAGTGGTACTAGCCAGACTATGAATCTGACAGCACCCGCTGCTCAGAGTTATAACATCGCTATTATTGAAGTTCTTGAAGCTGCTGGCGGAACCAACTACACGCAGACACTAACTGACGGTGCTGGCTTAACTGACTCGGCTTCTGGTGTTCAGGGTTGGAAACCAACAGTTAGTGAAACGCTTGGGGCCGTTGATAGTTCTAGCTTTGTTGCTGCGTATGCCAGAGCTATTAACGATACGCTGGGGCTTTCAGACACTGTTTCTGTGCCGGGAGTTGGTGGCGGTAATACCACACAGACTATTGGCGATGTAATCGGTTTAGTTGACAGTATTGTACAAACTAGCACAAACGTACAGACTATTACCGATGCTATTGGCTTAGTTGACAGTATCGCACAACAGAGCTTTACGTTTGCGGCACAGATTACTGATACGCTTGGTATAGTTGATACGCCAACCGATATTGCGTTCGTTTATGACGATGATTATACAGACTCACTTGGTATTACAGATACTAGTACACAAGTTTCTGTAGCTACTCAGAGTACAACTGATTTAGCTGGCCTTAGTGATTCTATTTCGGTGTCGGTTACTGTTGGAGCTATTACTGACCCGTTGGGGCTTGTTGATAGCCTTACTATGGCTTTCTCAGATGAGAAAACCGATAGTCTGGGGCTCCTCGATACTACCAAGGTAGATTTCGCTAAGGTTATTAGCGATAGCGAGACTATTGCTGACGCTATAACCTCTGTCAGCACCTATACACAAACCGTTTCTGACACTATCGGCTTAGTTGATAGTTCAGTTTCTAACGTTGTTGCAACACCTAGCATAACCGACCCTGTGGGCCTGGTTGATAGTATTTCTGCCTTAGTTAACTATAACCAAGCACTAACTGATAATGTCGGAGGCATAGATCAAGCTAATTGTGCTAGCACCTATGTGCAAAGCGCTAACGATTTGGTTGGTCTTATAGACGCCGTTGTAACTGTTGCTAACACCAACGTTACAGTTAACGATGTTATCGGTGCCGTAGACGCCATTACCACAAGTACCAATAAGGATCTTGCGGATTCTGCCGGGCTACTCGATAGTGCTAGCCCACAGGTTAACTATGCCAGACCTACCACCGATTTGGCACAGCTTTCTGATAGCTTGAATGTTGAGACTAGTACAGCCTTTAACTTCAACGTTGCTATTAATGATCTTATTGGGCTAACGGATTCTGCGCTCAATCAAACTAGCTACAACGTTAGCATCAACGAAACTGTGGGAATGAGTGATGCCCCGTTTCGATCCAGTGATGCTACGAGAGGCATTGACGATAGTATTGGATTGGTTGACAGCCAACTTTCCCTAGGTCAATACTTCCCAGTTTTCACCGATATTATTGGCGCTTCTGATAACCTTGGCTATCAGGTCAATATTAATGTTAACCTATTTGATCAGCTAAGTCTTACAGATCAAGTTGCAGCTATTCAGACTAGCTTGCAAAGTATCTCTGATAGCTCTGGGCTAACCGATACTTCGGCTATCGTACAGGTTATTAATCGTGCATTGACTGATGCTTTAGGGCTTACTGATAGTAGTGCTAATAATACTGACTTTGTAACCTTTGTTACTGACACGGGCCAACTAAGTGACTCGCAGCTTCAACAGTTATTAGCTAGCCCCGCATTTACAGACCTTTTGGGCTTTACTGATACTGTTAGTAGTCGACTTGATAAGGTTATTTCTGATAGTGCTGCAATTCTAGATTCTGTAACTAATATCTCTGTCTACCAACAGACTATTTTTGATGGCCTAGGCATTCTCGATAGTATTACTGCTAACGCTACGCTCAATCGGCAAATCATTGACACTATAGCGCTAATTGACACCTTGCAAAAGGCAGGAATAGTACAAATCTCCATTACTGTTGGAGACCTACACCTTAAGTGGGTATTCGGAGCGTTGTCTATTACTAACGGAGAGCTAGCATGAGAGTATTAACCTTGCCTCAGGAAACGCAAGAATATGTATGGGTACCTATCACGCTTAAAATGGATGGCGTACCTTATGTTCCTGATGATCCTGATATTAGCTTTGCCTTTTGCGATGTTGGAACTAAGCCAGAGAATTCTCAGTTTTCCATAACTGGTAACTTATCATTCCGAGAGATTGATGGTAAGGCATCAGTTAACTTCTTCTTTGACGCAACCGTTTTTGCTATTGGCCGTTACGATGTTTGGATTCAAATAGTTATCTTAGGTGAACATGTTAAGCGTAAGCTTGGTCATATTAGGTTAGTCTAATGGACACCATAACTAAGAATTTATTCAACACCCTAAATTATGTTCCGCATACTGCACAGCAACTTTACCATGATTCACAGGCACGATTTAGAATTCCCGTCTGTGGGCGTAGAACCGGTAAGTCGCTTATGGTTGGGCGGGATGTTGAAGGTGCTTTAATTCAACCGCCTAAGCATCAACGCTATATGTGCTGGATTGTAGCACCTACGTACGATCTTGGTGAGCGTGAGTTTGCGGTTATCTGGAACGATTTAATCGTTAACAAGGCTTTGGGCCGCCAGCCGGGTGTTAAGAAAGCTTACAATAAGCCCACAGGCAATATGTATATCGAGTTTCCTTGGAAAACCCGCATTGAGGTTCGTAGTGCGGCGCATCCTGAGACTCTTGTTGGCGAAGCGTTAGACCACGCTATTATGTCTGAGGCGGCTAAGCTTCGACCTGAGACTTGGGGGCGTTATATCCAGCCGTCGCTATCTGATAAGCGTGGAACGGCTGATTTCCCTACGACACCTGAAGGGCATAACTGGCTATATGAGCTTTGGCGCTTAGGCCAGAATCCTGAGTTCGCTGATTATGCTTCTTGGAACTTTCCAACTTGGATTAATACTGCCATGTTTCCTGGCGGTAGGAACGATCCTGAAATCCTGCTCATGGAACGTACCATGGCTCGGGAAGAATTCCTTCAGGAAGTTGCTGCTGACTTTGCTAGCTTTACTGGCAAAGTGTACGACGAATTCGATGAGCAAACCCACGTTAAACGAATCAAGTTCAATCCATTGTGGAAGAACTATATTGCTTTCGACTTTGGCTTTTCTGCGCCTTTAGCTGCTATTGAATTCCAAGTAGATCCTTGGGATAGGATTTACATCTGGCGTGAGCACTACCTGGCCAACCGCACGCTGGAGGAGCACATTAATATCTTGAAGGGGCGAGACAATCCCCCGGGCTACCACCTGGACCTATGCTTCGGCGACGCCGAGGACCCCGAGGCGATTATCGTTCTAAATCAGAAGTTTGCGCCCTGTATTGGCTTGCCAGAAGCTAAGGTGAACTGGGGCGAAGGCATCAACATGGTGAAAAACAAAATCCGTTCTTACCCTGTGGGTGAGAAAGACGAATACGGAACTCCTAGCTATGAGCCTTGGCTCTATGTCGACTTTGATTGCCCGAACACAATCAAGGAATTCAATACGTATCGTTACCGAGAGTCAACCACTACCGACCCTGTGGACAATAACAAATCGGGTTCCGCAATTCGTAAGAACAACCATGCTATGGATGCCATCCGATATGGCATAGTCCATATCTTTAAGTATGGCGCCGGTACCAACCTCACGGATTTGATTTTGCAGGTTCCCACAGAGGCTGAAATGAATTACTTTGGGAACCCCCAGTCTGAAGACATTCAAACATTCTTCCCAGTTGGAGTCCAATTCTAATGACTATAGCTGAAATGTCAATGGAGGAATTGATTTCTTCTGGGCGTATTGTTGGCCAATCGGAGAATGCAATTCTAGTTGAACGTACAGTGGAGCTTGCTAGCGCTAATCCTAGCTATACTGAGTTAGGCCATTCAGGCATGACTGCTTATGGCAGTATGGCTAGATACGAATACAACAACGATCTTCGGGGTCAGTTGGGCTTACGTATCTACGACAAAATGCGCCGTAACGATTCCCAGGTCAAAACCAGTCTTAACTTAGTCAAAACGCCAGTCTACTCGGCGACCTGGTACATGGACCCAGCTAGTCCTAACAAGCGTGATGTCAAGATTGCGGCTGAACTATGGAAGAACCTTACAAAGCAGTTATCTGTATCTTTTACAACTCTGCTATTGGAAGCGCTTAGCTGTATTGATTTTGGTTGGTATGCATTTGAGCCTGTGTATCAGCGTTACGAAGGCAAAGTTCTTTTTAAGAAGTTTGCGCCTAGGCATCCATTAGATTGTGTTGAATGGCATTACGCTGGAAGCGATGGCGGCCCTGTGGGCTGTAGCTTCCAAGCCGGCGATGATCCTGCACCTAAGTTTATTCCGATGAAAAGCCTTAATGGCCAAACCCGCCTTATTGTCTTTACTATGGACAAAGAAGGCGGAGACATGCAGGGTATCTCTAGGCTTAGGCCAGCATATAAAAACTGGTATTATAAGGAGAATCTTCTTAGGGTCGATGCCATTCAGAAGGAACGGCACGGTATCGGTATTCCTGTTGTTACCCTGCCTGCTGGCGCTCCGCCCGCTGACAAAGCGGCCGCCAATGAATTAGGCCGTAACATTCGTACTAATGAAAAAGCCCACATTACTCTACCGCCCCTGTGGGAAATCCATATGCTTAAGATGGAAGGGCAAATGGTAGATGTCCTTAAATCGGTAGAATACCACGATAGAATGATTGCTCGAAATGTTATTGCGCCGTTTGCTTTTAGCGAACAAGGTACGACAAGCGCCGAAACCCAAGAGTTATTTCTTAAGGGAGCTAGGTTCATTGCAGACATTATTCGAGACGTTTTCAACAAGTGGGCTATTCCAGATTGGGTTCGTTTTAACTATGGTCCTAATGTTGAATTGCCAGAATTAAAAGTCCGTCGTATTGGTGATACCGTAGATTGGCGTACTATTTCGTTTGCGCTTAGGAATCTCATCGGGGCTAACATTATTCAGCCTGACGATGGCTTAGAAGTGTACATGCGTAACGAAATGGATTTGCCGGCGCTGGATCCGGCAACGATAAGGGAAGTTCAAAAGCCTCAGGTACCTGGGCAAGCTTCCAAAGGAACTCCTAAGCAAAAGCCTGCCGGCGAAATGAACAAGGGAACTGGAAGTGCTGGTGCAGGAAAGGATGGCGGCTCACCAGGAAAGTAGCCTAAATAAATTAGCCCTTGACAAACACACGTTCGTCGACCATACTGAGGTAGCTTATGAATTTCAAACTTGTTGTAGACCTTGCAGGAATTCAATTTGATGATGCAAAGCCTGATTCCAGTTGGATTCAGGCTATGACGCTTGGTAAGTATGATCATGCTCTTTATGGCGAGATCGAGTTTACTGAGGATCGTATTAATGCGTTTGCTGGCAGCGTAAACGCTAAGGTCCTTAACAAGGACATTGAAATTGATTACGATCATAAGATGTATAATGGCGAGGCTGCCGGTTGGGTTTCTGCTGCTGAGGCTCGCCACGGCGAAGGTCTATGGCTTTTAGTTGATTGGACTAAGGCGGCTGCCGATAAGATCCGATCTAAGGCATATCGTTATTTTAGCCCTGAGTTTGCTGACGAATGGCAGCATCCCAAGACCGGTACGAAGTTTAAGGATGTTCTATTCGGCGGTGGTATTACTAACCGCCCGTTCTTAAAAGACATCCTGCCCCTTAATTTGAGTGATTTAGTAGGAGGAACTATGGACCCGAAACTGCTTCGGCAACTCCTCAAGCTTTCTGAAGATGCTACCGATGATGCGGTTGCGAACAAGCTTCGGGAACTTATGGAGCCTGCTAAGCCTGAGGTTGATAAGCCTAAGCTTGATGATAAGGCTGAACTTACCAAGCTGGCTGAGGAAAACCCGATGATTAAGGCGCTTGTTGAGCAGAACGAAGCTACTCAGCGCCGACTTGCTGAGGTTGAGGCTACCCAGCGCCTGAGTGATCTTACTATTCAGCTTAATAGCCTTCAGAGTAGCCTTAAGAACATTGCTCTCTCCGATGAGAATCTTGGTAAGGTTCGCCAGTTTGCTCTGGAGCTTCCTACTAAGGATCAGAGCCGTTTCGTTACGGTGCTTGGCGAAGTGCTTAGCACTGTTGCCTTCCTTGGCGAAATTGGCAAGACCAGCCCGGCCGGCGATATCGATGATGGCTCTGGCTACATGAAGGCCATCAATAAGCTTGTTGAGGACAACAAGGGTATGTCCTTCGCTGAGGCTGCGGTTGAGATTAGCCGCACCAATCCTGAATTACTGACCGCTTACCACAACAGCATGGGGGCAACCGCTAATGGCTAATATTACGCTTACTCGTGCGTGGATGGCCTCGGGTGTTATCCGCAAGTTCCGAGGCGTTAAGCAGACCAACGATACTACCATTATTGAGAATGGTACTCTGGGCGGTATTATCACTGGTGTTGCGCTTGAGGACATTGATAGCACTTCGGCGACTAACTTTGCTGGCAAGCGTACCTGCACTGTTCAGGTAGAGGGTATTGCTCGAGGTATTGCTTCTGCCGCTATTGTTGTTGGCGCTAAGGTTGCCTGTGCGGCGGATGGTAGATTCCTTACTGCTGTTAGCACTAACCACGTCATTGGCGTTTGCACCGTTGCTGCGGGCGCTGCTGGTGACCAGTTCGAGTTTGAAATCCTGAGAGGTTCGGTGCTGGCGTAATGGTTCCTGAGATTGGTAATAACAAGCAGTTAAGCATTTACGATCCTGCCGGCAATAACAATGTCCACGTCGACCAGGTGCTAAGTAATATCAGCGTTGGTTGGCCTAACGGTGAGCTCATTGGCGATCAGCTTTTACCGTCGGTTCCTGTTAGCTTTCCTACCGGCAAGTACAGCATCTTTGGCCGTGAGTCTTGGGCTCTTGAGCCCGGTACGGATCTTCGTGGTCCTGGTGCTGAGGCTGTTGAGATTCCTGGTAGGGCTCGTTCGTTCGACTTCTACTACGCTGCCGAACATGCGCTTAAGATTGGCGTGACTGACGAGGAATATCAGGTTGCTGATGCGCCTTTGTCTCCTGAGGCAGATGCGGTTGAGCTTGTTACTGACAAGATTCTTCTTGCTCGTGAGCTTGCTATTAAGACCTTGGTTACTACTGCTGCCAACTACCCAGGCACTCTAACTACTACACTTACTACTACTGCTTCTGGCACGTCTTGGGATTCTGGTAACTACGCTACTAGCGATCCTATTAAGAACGTTAAGGATGGCTTTAGGGCCATGCACGCTCAGACGTTCATTCGACCTAACCTCGGTGTTTTCCCCTTCCAGGTTATGTCTCAGCTTGAGGACCATCCCGACTTCATTGCTCGTATTCAGTACACCACTGGTGGTGCTGTTACGCAGGACATCATGAAGACCCTGTTTGGCTTCAATGGTAAGATTCTGGTTCCTGGGCTTGGTTACAACTCCGCTAACATGGGTCAGGCTGCTTCGGTTGGCTACCTGTGGGGCAAGGATGTTTGGTTCGGCTATGTTCCGCCTAAGGCTGGGCTAAACATTCCGGCTTTCGGCTATGAGTTCGTGCATAAGTATCCGACTACTGGGCTTACACAGGAAACCACTCGTTGGCGTGAAATGAGCCGCAAGCGTAATATGTTCCAGGTTGGCCGTCGTTATGATCTTAAGCTTGTTGCTCTTGATTCTAACGGCAAGTCTGTGGCTGGCTACCTCATCAAGAGTGCGGTTGTCTAATGGGTGCTATTACTATCGAGGAGGAGGATTAAATTATGGCTGACGTTGTGGCTGTTGTGCCTATCCAGCACATTTCGCCTAGTGCAGTTAAGACCGCACAAGAGGCTAGTGTAGTTAGCAATATTCGAGTTAAGCCGGTGCAGACTGTTATTCCTATTGGCACTAAGCTGACTGGCAAGTTTGACGATGACCAGCTTCAGCGTTTTGTTGATGACGGTTGTGCCGTTGAAATCGGTAAGGACCGTAAGTTCAGTGAGGCGCCTGAGGTCTCTCAGACTGCGTTAGATAATGACGCTACCAAGCTGCGTGACAAGCTTATTGCTGATTCCCTTAGGGATTCTACCCCTGAGGAAGATCGGCCTAAGACTGCCGAGACCGTTGCTAAGGAAGACGAGAAGCCTAAGGTCAATCCACCTAAGGCTCCTGTGAGCTAACGGTGGAATTACTTGAGCGAGTTCAAGCATGGCTAGTAACCCGAAAGCTGGAGCTACTTGAGGTAGATCCTGCGCTAGAACTGCACGCCAAAGATATGGTTTTTGGCAAGCTTGCTCAAAGCTACGATGTGACGGGGTGGTTGAGTTCGGCAACTACCCCGTCACTCGTACAAAATATTATGGCTATGCTTATTGCTGCATGGACCTATGAAATTGCTTATTCTAATGACTCTGGGGACGTTCAAGCTTACACCCTGTGGTTAGAGCGTAAGGCTAACGATCTTATGGCCGGTATCATTTCCGGCGCTATTGACATTATCGAAGTTATTGGAAGACCTGAAACCGAGTTTAGTAATATAGATTTTTGGCCTAACGACAGCACAGAAATTCTTTGCCCTGACGCTGCGGCTAAGTTTACTGTTAGCAAGGTCTTCTAATGCCGTTTGAAGTTGATATGACGTATGAGTGGTTTCCGTCGCCACTTATTATTCAAACTGCATTCGCTGAATTATCTAGCAATATCAGATCCTTCAAAGAGCCTATAGATAGAGCAATCGCCGAGGTAGTTATTCCCTCAATTAGGGAAAACTTTGCTGTTGGGGGCCGCCCCCGTTGGGCGCCCCTGTCTACCGAGACCATTGCTAAGAAGGGTCACGAAACCGTTCTTATTGATTCTGGCAAGCTGGCGCGTGTTGCAGCCCAGAAGAATATTTGGCAAGTTAACGGCGGTTACTTAGTAGGTGATGCAGAGGCATATATCAAGGGCCTGCCCGGAGCAGAATATGGTTTGTTCCATATGACAGGAACTAGAAATATGCCTGTACGTGACTTTCTAAGTCTTCAAGAAGAAGACGTTGATCGCATTGAAGAAATCTTTGGCGATTACGTCGATGAACGAATTCAGGGTACGGTGGGCGGTGGTTGAATTAACTGATAGGTTAACTGTAGTTGCACAAGGCATCATTGACATCTTAGAGCGTGATAAGGCTGAGCTAGGTATAGAAGATGTCTTCTATGGTGACCAATCGTTAATTAACGGCGCTGCTGTGGTCTGCGTAGAGCCTGGCGTTCTTCAACGTGAGTTAGCTGGTGGTGGAGCATCCAACCGAACTGAAAACATTCTGACAGTCTTTATCCTAGTATACATCATCGGTTTTGCTAAGGGCTCTAACGAGAGTATTCGCAAAGAGAATGATGAACTAGGCGAAAGAATTGCGACTCGACTTCATGAAGATCCACAGCTTGGCGGTTTAGTAAATAGCAGTTTTATTCACTCTATCGAGTCAGGTTATAGACTTCGTGGAGATCAAACACATAGGACTGCTAGGCTTACCTGGCAGGGTACAAGTAAGACTTATCTCTCTAGGGGAGCCTAAATGAAGTCGTCTAAGGAAAAGTTTGTTAGTGTGAGCTTGCCTAGCATTCCTAAAGATACTGAAATCGAAGTTCTGTATCTAGGTATCTTTAAGAATGGTGTGCCTGGCCAAGTCTCCGATGATCTTGTTGCTCATTGGGAAGATTCTATGGTTCAGACATGGCCTGATGATGGTGTGTTACACGTTGGCGTTCAGCCAGAAATCGAGGATAAGTAATGCCGCAAGAAATTCAGGCTGTAGGCTATATCGGTCTTGCTTTTGAGGCAACCGCCGGCACTTACACCGCTCCGACTAAGGGCTTTCCTATTGCGTCTGAGAGTCTTAAGTATTCAAATAACGATAAGACTCGGCGTTTGATTCGTGGTATCGCCGATGCATTAGGTCAGATTGCTGGGCCGTTTCACATTGAAGGCGACATCTCAATGGAGTTTCTGCCCGACGTGATTCCGTACTTTATGTACGCTAGTCGTAACACGGTCGTTAAGACCGGTACTAACCCGTACACGTACGTTGGCACACCCGGGCATGCTGCTCTGCCTAACTCTGGTAGAACCCTTTCGATTACTGTTGTTCGTAATGGCGTTGCCTTTGGTTATACTGGCTGTGTTGTTAGTGGGCTTAGTGCTAACACCGATGATGGTGTGCTTATGGCCACTGCCAGCATTGTGGGCCGTAATGAAACCGATCAGTCCGTATTTGCTCAGACCTATGTTAACCAGTTGCCATTTTCGCATGGCATGTACACCATTGGTGTGCCCACAGGTAGCACCGTTACCGATGTTGACACGTTTAGCTTTAGCTTAGCTGACGCTGCTGAGGCGCAGAACCGACTTACTAACACTCGGGCTGCTACCTTTGTTAAGTTTGGTGAGCGTGAGGTTACGCTTGCTATGACTAAGGATTTCACTGGGCGTACTGAGTACGACCAGTTTAAGGCACTTACGTCTAAGTCTGTGCGAGTTAAGGCTGACAACGGCGCTAGTGCTTCTGTACAGATTACGCTGCCTAACACCACCATGACTGCTTATGACATTTCTGGACTCTCCGGCCAAGGCGATCTTGTTATGGCTGACGTTACTTATCAGGGTTTTTACGATCCTACAACTAGTAAGTCTTACGAAATCTCTGTTACAACGACTGAGAATATTACCTAATAGAAAGAAGAATACAGTGCCCCGAGCCACTGTGGATATTAATGATACTCACCGATACGAGCTTGAGTCTTGTATCGGTGCTTTTGTGGTTGTGACCCGGCTATCGTATGGCGACTGGCTGCATAGGCAGGAAATTTCTGCCGACATGACTTTTAATAGTAGCAAGGATAAGAAGGAAGATACTGCTACCACCATTGCCATGATGCAGTCTCGAGTGGCTGAATGGGAATTTGCTCAGTGCATTGTGGAGCACAATCTGGAAGACGAGAATGATAAGCTCCTAGATTTCAAGAATCCTAGGACCTTAAAGACCTTGCAGCCCAAGATTGGCCAAGAGATTTCTAAGCGTATTAGTGACCTACACGATTTTGAAGTGGGAAACTAACCTACTGGGCTACCAGGGCCATTGTATTTGACAATCAAACTGGTACACCCAGGGATATTTCAACCTTGTTGGCTGTGGCAAGTAGTTGTGTTGCCTTGCAGGCACTTCCACGATCTGGTGGCGTATTAGATCAAGACTATATTCTCATGAATGCTATTCACGCCATCTTGGCAGCCCAATCTGAAAAGCAGAAAAAAGATGCCGCTAAACACAAGGGAAGTGCTTCTAGTCATTCGAGCAAGAGACGAAGCTAGTCAAATTGTTGGTCAGGTTGAGGGCTCATTTGGCGGCCTGTCGTCGCAAGTTGCGACGTTACAGGCCGCCAATAAGGCTTTGGGGCTGGAAAAAGAAGCCCTAAACTTTTCCACGCTTGGTACTACATTAAACGCTACCAAGCAAGAATATCGCAGTATGGGCGATCAGCTAAACCTTTTGCAAGCCCAAAGGGCTAATGGCGTAACAGGTTTGGATGCTGAGATTGACGCCTTACGGCTTTCTTCGGCTGAGCATAGAGTTCTAATTGGTGACATGGAGAATGAGCTTGAGACTAAAACTCGAGCTATTCAATCAACCCAACTAGCAAACTCTCAAGCTCAGCAAGAGATCGAATTACGCCAACAAGCTTCTAAGCAAACTATGGCACAGGGTGCAGCCCTTGCCGGCTTAGGTGTTGTTAGCACCGTTGTTGGTGCCAGCATCTTGAAGATGTATGTTAATGCTATTGGTGCAGCCATTGATTATGAAGAACAGTCTAGGAAAACGCTAACCCAGGTCAGCGGATTTAAGGCATCTCTTAAAGACATTGAAGATGTTGGCCTACAAGTCGCCAAGGAAATTCCTGTTCCAATGGAGCAGATCCAAGCTGGCTTGTTCGACATCTTCTCCTCTATTCCAGTTCATAATATGACTGAGGCTAAAGACATTCTTACAGAAATGTCTAAGGCTGCCGTTGCAGGTTCTACAGACATTCAAACTGTGGGGCGTTCTAGCTTTGAGATCATGAACGCCTTTGGTTTGTCTGCCAAAGACGTTAACCATATTCTTGATGTTCAGTTCAAGTTGGTACAGCTAGGTATTGGTGACTACCAAGAAATCAATACTAACATTGGGCGTCTTGCACCAACAGCGGAAATAGCTGGACAAAGCATTGATACTATGGCTGGGTCCCTAGCTTTCATGACTCGTATTACTGGTGATGGTAGTACCGCCGTTACTTCCATTCAACGTGCCATGGAGTCTATGACCAATCCTAAGGTACAACAGGGCCTTAAGGAGATTGGCGTTAATGTTGCTGATGCCAACGGTCAATTCCGGCCATTCAAAGATATTGTTGATGACGTGTCTAAGGCTCTTAGTGGCCTAGACCCCCAGCAACGGGCTGCGGCTATTTTCGACTTGTTCAAGAGTACCGGCAGTGGCTCACTAAATACCCGTAAGTTCTTCATGGCTGCTATTGAGAATACCCAAGAGTTTGATGATATTCTCAGCCAAACTGCTGATAACGCCGGCGAAATGCAAAAAGCGTTTGAAATTATGGCCGACAGCCCTGCAGCTAAGATTCAACGTCTTAAGAATGATTTCAGTGCCGCAAGTATTACCTTGGGCAATGAACTTATGCCCGCTGCGATTGAAGTCATTGATAAATTTACTCAGCTTGTTGAGTGGTTTGGTAAGCTAGACCCCAGAGTTAAAGAAGCTATTATTGGTTTTGGCTTACTAGCTGGTGGCTTCTTAGTAATAATGGGCGTTGTCTTATTGCTGGCAGGCGCCTTCTTAATCCTCGACGGTGCTGTGGGCTTACTTGAGCTTGAGCTTGCTCCAGTAATAGCTGCGTTTGCTTTAGCCTTTATTGGTATTATAGCTCTTGTAGCTATTGGCTATTTACTGTATCGCAACTGGGGCTCGATTACCGATGCCGCTGGTGTGTTATGGGATAAAACAGTTCAAGCTTGGAACGCCATTTACAAAGCTGTATCAGAGGCTGTGGCTTGGTCGTGGGATGAGCTCAAGAAGTTTTGGGCTTGGCTAAGTGGCGAGTTCGTTGACATCTGGTCTCGGATTAAACAATCTGCCGTAGATGCTTGGAATGGTATTAAGGACGCTATCGGCAATGCTTGGGATTGGATCATAGGTAAGGTAACTGGTGGTAACCTTGAGAAGTTGTTTGAGTCTCTTGTTACCAATGTTTCTATGGTTTTCAAAGAGCTTGGCCAGACTATTGTATCTATTGTTGGGTATTTAGAATCGTTCGGAAGTTACGTTGGCGGAATTCTTTCGCCCATCTTAGGTCTTTTTGTTAATACTGTCCAAGCTATAATTGGCATTATAACTGACTTTGCTGGTATTCTACTTGATATATTGATACCGGCGATTACTGGTTTTGGTACTATATTTATGGATGTAATGAATATATTGCAAGCGACCGTTGTAGCCGTTTGGGGTATTATTCAGGGTGTTTTCCAAATTGCACTATCAATTATAACCTTCTTGATTCAAGGTGCTGTAGCAGTTATTATTGCTGTGTGGGATGCGTTCTCTGGCGAGCTACTTGCAATTATTAAACTTGCTTGGGATTTGATTACCGCCTTGCTTACTACTGCGTTAACGTTCATGTCCAACTTTATTTCGTTCTTTATGAATTTAATTCAGGGCGATTGGTCGGGCGCTTGGGGTAATATACAAGCAATGTTCCATGCTGCATGGGACGCTATGTGGGCAATTCTACAATTCTTCTGGGGGCTAATTAAGAGTTTCTTTACAACATTGGGGCCTAATATTCTATCGGCTGTTGGCAATCTTGCTGGTACGTTAGTTAGTAAGGGCAGTGATCTTATCAACGGGCTGTGGAATGGCGCCAAAGCCATTTTCTGGTCTGTCATTGGTTGGTTCGATAGTGTGCCTGGTATGATCGTTGGCATCCTAGGTGATCTGAGTAGCTACCTATACGGTCTTGGCGCTGATCTTATTAATGGTCTTTGGGATGGCATTAAGGCTATTTGGGATAGACTTACTAGCTGGATCGGTGATGCTGCTAGTGGAATTGCAGACACTGTTTCTTCTGTGCTGCATGTGTTGTCGCCCTCTAGGGTTATGATGGATATTGGTGTTAATGTAGGGAAAGGCTTTGAAATTGGTCTTAAGAAGTCTTTTAGGGCAGCTACCGATAGTGTTCAGGATCTAGTCAATCCCCTAAGCACCATGACGGTTGATCCTCCCTCTGTGGGAGCGTTCGGTGTTAGTGGTAATAATGTAGCCTTAAATATTGCATCTGGCGCTATTGTTATTAATGTTGCTTCTGGTAATCCACAGGATATTGCCGACGCCGTAGAAGATAAGTTAGAGGACATTATGCGAGAGTTGAGTATTCGATGAGCGTCGTTACATTAGTTAGGCCGAACACCTATGTTAACTCGTTCTTAAGTAACTGGAGCGATTGGCTTGTAGATACTGGCTCTGGAACACTTATTGCTCGACTTACAGACAACTCCGACACTAGCCGTGCTAAGCAAGTAGTTAATGGTTTAGGGCTTCATGATAGAACCTTTGGTGGCTTTCAGATTTCAGGTTTTACTGTTCCACCTGGATCGTATATTGATAAGGTCCGCTATTCGGTACGCTATGATATTCAATATATCTCTAATGGCTTAACAGCTACACTAAACGGCCACATAACAAAGCTTGGCTATGCTGGCCCATTCGCTGGGCTAAGTAATATTGCAGCTAGTTGTACTGTTGCAAATGTTGGTACTACATCGCCAATTACCACATTTACTAGTGGTTGGATTCCTCGCAACGGCGACAACAAGCTGTGGGTTCCGTCTGACTTAACTACAGATTATGCCTATTGGCTTAGTGCGTCCCCAACTAGCGGCGCCGGGGATCTACAATTTAGAATTTATGATGTCTGGTTAGAGATCAGCACTAACACTTTCCCTAGTGTTAGTATCTCGCCTTTAGGAACGCTAACCAACACTACAGCACCACTATTTACGTTTACTAATACTGACGCAGATGGCGATGCTATCGATCGGCTTGATTTTAAAATTTTCTCTTTGGCACAATATACTGCACCGACATTCAGTCCAACAACTTCTGGTAGTTGGTATAGTGAATCTCGGGCTTTAAGTGTAGCTGCGGGCGGTCAGTTTACAGTAAGAACTGACAATGCAAATCTATTTAATAGTACTAGCTATCGAATATATTATCGAATACGCCAACAGAAAGATCAGATACAACTCGATTGGCAATGGGCTGCATTCTCTATTCAACTAGATGCCCCTGTGGCGCCCACACTAACTGTGACGCCATCTAACTCCGATGCTAGCATGCAGTTTACTGTGACCAGTAAAGATAATATCCTATTAGCTGAAACGTCATCTGCTGAAGGTAGCTCAACGTTGGGTTGGGCTGCTGGGGCTAATACAACATTTAGCTCTGCTGCATCCGGCTTGTCTATGAACGGTACTAGACTCTTCCAGCTAATCCGAGGTACTGGAACTGGTACTGCTAGTATTGTTAGTGCTCTAGCTAATGCCCCGGTCGTTGCACCTAGCACTCAGTATACGGCTATGGCGTGGTTTAGGGCTAATACAGTTACGAGATCATGTAGAATTATTATGACTTGGTATGATGCATCTGGTGCGGTTATCTCGACCGTTACAGGAAGCTCTGTTACTAACACCACAGGTGGGTGGACACAAGCTACTGCTCAAGGCACTTCGCCAAGCAATGCCGCTAAGGTTGGTTTAGAGCTTGATATTCTAGCTTGTGCTTCAGGAGAATTTCAGTTTATAGATCAGATTGGGGTTTTTCCTGGTAACACGTCATCTTGGTCTTTAGGTGGATATGCTGACGGATCTACCGTTTTTGTTCAATACTCACTCGATGGCGGTATTAATTGGCAGCCTATAAGAAATGGTAGCTTTGTTGGTTGGCCTACGCCGGCTAGAAGTGCAACTCTTAAGTGGTATGAGGCGCCACCTGGGCAACTAGTTAGTTATAGAGCCTTCGTAGAAGGTACATATGTTGGTGCTACAGTAATTGGTGCTATTACCGACACCATTAATGCAACCTCTAATCCTACTGCTGGTAATGGTTGGTGGCTTATTGATCCACTAAATCCAACTAGTAATATGCTAATCAATATTATGAATGAGTCTTGGAAACAAAATAGAAATAGAGAGCAAGCAGTCTATAAGGTTATGGGCCGTTCCGACCCTGTGGTTGTCTCCGATGTTGTACGCTTGCGTAAGGGATCATTCGATATTGAATTCTTGGGCAATGCTGCATATAACTCATTTGAAGATATGTGGGAAACTAATAATATTCTTTTACTCAAGCGTATTTATTCTGATGTAGCTGAGCAAATGTATATAATGTTTGGCCAAGATTTGAACAAAGAGGAACAAAACTATAGCCCTACATATATTATTGCTAGTGTAGACTTTAACGAAGTTCTAGCGCCATGATTCCCGTTTCAGACGCTTTTTTAGCTGCGCTTAAGGTCAGTCATACTATAGCTACTGACGCCTTTATTTATAAAGATGGCATCTACTATGCACTGCCAATCCCATTGGTTGAAGCAAACGTCAATATCTCAGACCAATTAATACGCCGAGCGGTAACGCTAAGCTTTGTTGATCCCACAGGGGAGTTCACGCCGTCTGACGCTAGGGACTTATTTATGCCCTTAGGCACAGAGATAGTATTAGCTAGAGGCGTTAAGTTTGCGGATGGCACGCAGGAGCTATGCTCACTTGGGGTGTTTGGCTTTGCAGACGTTAAAATCTCTGATAGCGGCAGTTCTATAACCATTGATATTGATGGCTATGATCGTGGCCGGCGTATTCAACGTGCTAGAATGAACAGAGATTATGGTATTGCGCTTGGCACTAACTACGTTGATGCTATTCAGGCATTGTTACACGACAGGTGGCCTGACATAGAAACTAACTTTCCTACTACCTCATATACTACTCCAAGCTTGTTACTTGAGCAAAGTAAAGATCCTTGGGAATTTGCTTATAATATGGCTCGAGATATTGGCTACGATTTGTTCTTTGATCGTAACGGTGTTTGTGTTATGAGCTCAACTATTAATACGGGTGCGCCGGTACTTGAGTTTACTGACGGCGTTGATGGCACACTGTTGAATCTAAGCAAGCGTTTCCAGAATGATGATGTCTATAGTCATGTTGTTGTTACAGGTGAAAACACAAACAACGTAGCCCCTGTTAGGGGCGAAGCGTTTGACGATAATCCCAACTCGCCAACCTATTACCAAGGCCCGTTTGGCGACGTTACCTATTTCTATTCTAGTGGTCTAATCACAACCACTAACCAAGCGCTTGCTACTGCACGTAATATGGTTCCTAAGGTGACAGGTATCCTTGAAGCGCTTGACTTTAATAGTTTAGTAAATCCGGCGTTGGCTTTGGGGGACAGAATTTCGGTAGTGCGTGATAAGATTGGCGTTAGTTCCATCTATAGCATTGAAAAGATTACTGTGCCATATACGCATGATAGAGGTATGTTTATTGTGTGTAAAAAGCGAACCTTGGATATGTAATGGCTAACAACCTTCGTACAAGTACAACAGCTCGGTTTGTAGATTCTCTGACCGGGGCAAACAATCCTTCCAGGACTCCGCCCTACCTCCGGCAAGGGCTGGTTCTGACGGTGAATGTAAACAATACAATTAGGATCTCACTCGGTGGTGGCGACCCCATTGATTTAGATGTTCACTATTTAAACTCTTACTCGCCCTTAGTTGGCGATGCTATTTGGGTGTTAGTAAATGGTGCAGACATCTTAGCACTTGGCAATAACTTGCCTAGTAGTTGGGCAGGGTTTACGCCAACCTATGCTACAGTAGAAGGTACTGGTAGCCCCGCTTTAGGAAATGGCACCTTTGAGGGGGCTTACCAACGTAACGGTAATAATCTGACTGTTAGGTACACATTAACGGTAGGTTCTACTACCAATCTTGGTGTTGGTCGAGTATTATTCTTCTTACCTGCAACACTGCAATTTGCTGGGAGTATAAATGCGTATCAATCTGTAAGCGCTTTTGTAGTTGATGCCAACACAGGTGCTGTTTATGATGGTATAGGTAGGGGTAGAGGTGGGCAGACTGGTGTCGGCCATAGCCGAGGTTTTTTAATTGCTACTGGAGGCCAAGAAGTTTCGGGCTCTAGTCCTTGGCCCATGGTATTTGCTTCAGGAGACGTTATAAGCTTGTCCGGCTCGGTGGAGATTGTGTAATTCATGTCAAATATTCTTTGGGCACAAGCGGCGGGCTTGGCTGCTGTAATTGTGTCTGTTTGTTCGTTTCTTTATACGGTTTGGAAAGGGTCAAAAGCCGAAAAAAGTTTAGGCATTTCAGCAAATATTCAAACAACTTTCGACGCTCAACTACGGTTAATAAATGAGTTACAACAAGAGGTTAGTTCTCTCAGAAAGCAAAACACAGCTCAAAATGCTGCACTTGCAGAAGCTGAGAAACGTATTCAACACTTAGAACGCTCTCTGTGGGAGTACACAAGAAAAGATGTCAAGTCCTGAAGACAACTCAAAAACTGCTGAAGAAGTCTCTTACTTCAAATTAATGCGCCTGTGGCGTCGACTTACTATTGTTCTTGCAGTTTGCTTATTTATTTTTACTGGGGCTTACATCATTCAAACTATAAGTAGAAATGATACCCTAGGAGATTTAAAAACGCAGCTAAATGACGTTCAAAAGACAATAGATTCTTGCTATGTTAGTAGTAGCTAGTGGC